GCAGCGCACCCACCCGGAGCGAGGGCAGGGCAGCAGGGGGCAGGCGGGCCGGTGCCCGCACGGCAGGAGGCGGGGGAGGGGCGCCCCACCTAGGGGCCAGGGGGAGGGGGCCGGCAGGCCCACCCACCTGCACAGGGGGGGGGGCAGTGTGCAGCCGGGCTTGACACCGAACGGGGCGCCGTGTAGTGTCGTTGTTGTTGGGCCAGCACGGACAACGTGAACCACGACAACACAACAGCGGATCTCCAGCTCGGAGGCAGTCCAGACCGGATCTCAGATCGGGACTTGACAACGAACCGAGCACCGTGCTAGTGTGGAGACACACAACAGCACAGAGGCCAACGAGAGCAGCGTTCGGGGAACCCAAGAGCCAGCGGGTTTGGAGCAGCACAGAGCCAGATGAACTCACCGACGCAGACGCTTGACAACGAACGGCCAACGTGCTAGAGTGGGAACCACAACAGAACAGAGCGGGTCGCACGAACCGACTCCGGGGGTACCGGCCTCCGGCACTGCATACGCGAATTGACGCCAGCGGAGACCGACCAGCTCACAGAGATCCGCCACTTGACACCGAACGACAGTTCGGGTAGGGTGGAGAACACAGACAACAGAACAACGTAGCGGCAAGATCGCGGCAGGCAGAGATAGCATCAAAGGCCACAGACCCGCGTGCAAATCCCTTCGGCAGCGGTAAGGCCCGCTGACTGGCTAGGCGCTAGCTACGACATACAGCGATCGAGCGAAGATACGGTCCGAAGCGGAGCGGTGACGGGCACCGCCATGAGGCTTCGTGTGACGATCCGAGCCCCGAACGGGTGAACGCGTGGTGACAGTGCGCGGTGACCGGGCAAGGCTTGGTGAACGGTGGTAAACCACGTGAAGGCCACTAAGGGAACGCAACTCGGTCGTGACTAAGACATCAGGGTAGGCATGGCGCGATGGAACGATCGCCGGCCTCTGGCGCAAGCTACCGAGTTCGATTCTCGGCTACCCACGTACGCAGCAAGACTTGACACCGAACGAAGGGGACGTCACATGCACATCGCTAAGCGCATCGCAGCAGGAGCTTTCATCATGGCCGCGCCGGCTTTCATCGCTACGCCGGCTTGGGTGGCGAGCGCCGACGACCGAGGTATGAGCCAGGCAGAGTTTCCGTGCCAGGAAGACGAGGTGCTCGGCTACGCGCCGCAGTTCGGCCCCGACTGGGTCGGCTGCATACACATCGAGGATCTGCTCCGATGAGACACCCAAGGTACCCGGCAGGTGCCCGCGTCACGGCTACGTTCTGCGACGAAGACATGAGCGGCACAGTCGTCGACTCCATCGAGTTCCAAGGCAAGTTTCGGTACGGCGTCCGTATGGACTACGACGGCAAGATCCATGACGTTTGGCCTTCGATGAATATTCGCGCCGAGGAGACTTGACAATGTACGGACATCACCGAGTCATCACACAGCACGTGACCGGGGGAGCTATCCGAGTCTTGGTTGAAGACACCAGGACCGGGGAGCGGAGCTACCGAGTCATACCGCTCTGATGGATGCCGAGACGATGGTGGCCATGAGGCGTGCCCGCAAGATGGGCCGAGATCCGTGGAAGCCACCACCCAAGCCATCGAAAACACCTGCACTGAAGGGATACCCATGCAAGACACCGTCACGCGAGGCATCGAGCAGGCCGAGGAAGCGCTAGACACCTTCGGCAACGAAGCATTCCCGATCTATCACTCGATCACCGACTCCGGGGAGTACAGCCTGGAAAGGGTTGTGATGCGTGAGTTCAACGTCTGCCAGTTGCTCTACGGACTCGGATACGGAGTTGACCCGAGCTATCAATATGAGCCAGGTCCGATCGTGTCCGGCTTCATGCGCGAGGACTACGAGGCAGCCTGCGCCATCGTCCGAGGGGGAGGCGAGTGGTGGGAGTGGCAAGGCTTGGACGACGTCCCGGATGGCTACATCAGCCCCGAAGAGTGGGACGAGGTCAACGTCTCGGTCGCCCTTCGCATCCTCGGAGGCGACTTCGCGATGGGAGACTTGATCTCCGAGTACTTCTCGATCGAAGAGGTCAGTCACACAGACGCAGAGGCCAAGCTGACCGAGTACATGAGGCTTCTGTACGAGGCAGACCGCGCCTACCGGGAAGCGGGCTGGGAGCTCTAGCCAACCAAAGACATCAGCACTACTTGACATCGAACTGAGAGGAAGTCATGGCACAGTACCGAGGCACCGTGGAAGGAACCCGCGGACAGGCATCACGGTTGGGTAGCAAGGTATCTGGCCTGATCGTCACCGCCAACGGGTGGAACGTCGGAGCGATCGTCCGGATCGACCACGAAGACGGTAAAGACGTCGTCAGGGTGTGGAAGTCGAACGGCAGCGCGGTAGACGGACGCTGCGAGCTCATCGCTGAATACTCCGAGTTCTGAGAGGGGCAAGACATGGCCGATTACTGGGACATCGCGACCGGCGAGCCGCTGGAGGATGGCGACTTGGACGTGCGCTACAAAGACATGCTCGACGAGGTCTACGGAGACTTCATGGACAGTTACCCGGCATCTCGTGTGCTCGAAGCTGTCGACCCGATCGCCTACCGCGTCGGATTCAGCGAATGGCTCGATTCCGAACTGGGAGAGACCATCACCGAAGAGGAACCCATCGACGACGGAGAAGACGATCGAGATACCGACTGGAAGTTCGGTGACGAGGCATGACCATCACAACTGAGGTCAACGAAGCCAAGGGCGATCTAGACGTAGCGATGGGGGAGATTCGGCGGGCGACAGCGATGCTCGAAGAGATCCTGAACCACGGCGGCATCCTGGTCACCGATTACGACCAACTGATGGAAGCCGTCAACACCGTCGAGAGCAAGGTGCGTCGCGTCCGCGCTTCGCTCTGAAAGGCATGAGATATGTACCCGCCCGGCACGAGAGTCGTTGACAAGCACGGAATCCGAGGTGTGGTGATCCGCAACGCACCGGGGCTGACTCGCGTCCTGTGGGAGTGGGCCAGCGACCGGGCGAATACGTGGGAAGACACCCAAGACATCAGAGAGGCATGACGTGAAGCTGAACCTGTTCCTCGCCGGTATCGCGTCGGTCGGCGCCATGCTGCTGGCCTCCCCTCCGGAGGCTTCGGCCATCTCGCCAGGGTGCCGGCTGCACCTGGAGCGTGTGGAGGCCGCTACCGGAAGGCATGTCTCGGCTGCCGAGGATCGGCGCCACTGGCTCTCCCAAGGACAGAAGCCGATGTACTGCTCGGAGGCAGACGCTAACGAGGCATCGAACGGAACTGTCCGGGAGCGTTCCGAGGAGCCGCGAAAGGAGACCTCAGAGGCTAGGAGAGACCTCCGCGACGACGAAGGCAAGAGCCGGTTCTGCCGGAAGCGTTGGTGGTGCTGAGCCACAAGGCTCGATGCTCTGCGTGCTCGTGGAAGCACCGGGCCAGCTCTCCGGAGTCCCTGGCCCTCGCAACGAAGTTTCACAGCGACATCACAGGACATCAGATGAAAGGCAAAACCAAGACATGACACTCGCAGCCGGCCCGTTCCTGATTCGAGAAGGTCACTCCCTCCAGACGCAGACCGAGGTGATCTACGACTACCTACGTCACGTCGCGGAGATCGCCGAGAAGTTCGGGTCGTCCGACGAGATCTACTTGACACGGGACATGGTCCGCGAGGCAGAAGGTATGGCCGGATTCCCAGAGAGTGCGGTCCTGTCCGACTTCCAAGAGCTGGAGGGTGAGGCAGAGACGTTGCTCTACAGCATCGGCTTCTTCACCGAGTGGCGGGACGGAGGCTACGTCATACACGAGGAGCGCTGACTCGGTTACGGCATCGTAGGGTCACAGCTAGATAACAGAAAATCATCAAGCTATAAACGCTGATGTTCACAGCAACTAGCACTAGGCGTTGCTAACTGCTTATGCGCGTCTACAGCAATCGGGGGGAAGCTGACAGCGGGTGCCATTTCGGTGGTTGGACGAAAGACGAGTTGTGAGTAGAGTCTCCCTTGGCAGAGCAGGTAGTCCCGATTTTGGGACGTTGCCACGGATGCTCTGAACCGATAGCTGTAGATGGTGCCGGCTAACCTCAAGGGAGAGGTTTCGGCACATAACCACGTGGAGGTTTCTTTGACACTGTACGGCGGGCGTGTCTAACATAAGACGCGCCCTAATCACTCCGAAACGGAGGATCTCGAACAAATGAATATGAGCACGAAGCCGAAGAAGTTGACCCTTGCCATCGTCGAGGACTTGAAAGGCAAAGGATTCTCCCAGTCGGAGATCGCTGACATGTACGGTGTTACGCGCCAGTACGTTTCATGGATTATCCACACTTACGGGGGACGCATGACGCCACGTCAGATGGTGCACAAGCACTTTCCTTGGAAGGTGTCAGCGGAACAGGGCCAGTCGTCTCCTTACCGCCGTATGCGCGACCACGGCGAGTACGTCGCAACTGGTGGGGTGGGCATGTCGGAAGACAAGCTCAGAAGGCTTCGAGCGTTCTACCAGAAGCTCCGGGAGGAGAATCTGGTGGTGGAATACGACCCCAATATTCCACCCATCGAGGGGGTTTCCAACAAGGGGGGGCTTCGCTTTTCGTAAGCGTCGTAAGTCAGACGGCGACCTTCTCATTCGCGTTAACGAACACACCACCCTCACTCCAGAGGGACGGGTTTACTGGAGGTTTCCTCCGGTAGAGCCGTAAACCAGGCGAAGAGATAAGTGAGTGATTAATGGGCGAAGCCTTGGCGTGCGAACCCTCCGTCGTCGAGCTGCAAGGGAAAATGCTGTTCGGGGTCGACAGCCTCCTGTATGTGTACGAGCAGCATGGCTCGTTGTTGCAGGTGTACCGCAGTCCTCTAGTCAGAGATTCCGATGAGCTATACGCACCGGTGCGGGCTCTCGTAGGCCTTCGCTGCCCGGATTACATCGAGACAGTACAAGACATCTCCATGTCGTTTGGCATGGCCGAATGTTTGATCTACAAGCTGGGAGGGGGCCAGCCTCTCCCGAACTAGGAGAGGCATGGCAGAGTTCGGTTCAGGTTCAAAGCCTAAGTACCGCAGCGTTTCCCAGATCAACCAGTACAACCGCTGCCCGTATCAGTACAAGTTGTCCCGCATCGACAAGGTGTGGAAGAGGCCGGCAGCGTGGCTGCCGCAGGGGAGTGCCGTCCACGAGGCGCTGGAGGCTTGGGAGAAGTCCGCGAGGAAACTCACGCTGGAAGAGACGCAAGACATCTTCCGGGAAGCATTCCAGAAGTACACCAACGGATTCTGCAAGGTGACACCGAACTGGCAGTTCTGGTTCAAGTCTGGGCCTTACGGAGGTTTCGAGGACACCGAGCGCCGCTACGAGATCGGCCTGGAGCAGGTCGAGAAGCTCATCAACTGGGCGGTCAACCACCCGAACGAACGCGTGTGGGTCACGCCCGAAGGCACGCCGGCCATCGAGCTCTACTTCTCGATCAACTTGGGAGGCATACCCGTTCGGGGCTACATCGACCTCGTCGTCGAGGTAGAGGTATCACCGGGAGTGTGGGAGGTCCGAGTCCGGGACTACAAGACCGGCAACGACCCTGGTGACGACTTCCAGCTCGGCGTGTACGCCCTAGCCATCTGGCTCATGTTCGGAGTGAAGGTCGAGAAGGGCGACTACTTCATGGCTGGGAAGAAGGGAAAGCCCGGAAAGCCCACTTTCCCATACGATCTCACCGAGTGGACCGAGGAAGCGGTGACCGCTGAGTTCCTGGAGCTGGAGAGGCACCTGGAGGCCGAGGAGTTCCCACCGGACCCGGAACCGGACAAATGCAACTTCTGCGACGTGAACGCCTCGTGCGAGTTCGCCGTGGGTTGAGACTTGACAATGAACGAGGAAGGTAGAGCATGAGCCCTGTAAATGTCAGCGAAGGATTGATCGTCAACGTGGAGGACAGGAAGTACCTGTTCAACGACGACGAGCAAAGGGCCGATGTAATCATCGAGAACGGCAAGGTCATCAAGAACAGATTCGGAAGGATAGACGCCGACGAGCAAGCGGTCGAGGAGCTGGCCCGAATCTTGTATCCCGCGTACAACGCCTTGTCCTCATCCACGAAGCTCAACCAAAGGCGCATCGCGAAGCGCGCCATCGACGCCGGCTACAAACTTGACACCGAACGGAGCTGAGACATGCTGGAAGACATCATCAACGAACTTATCCTCGACTACGTCGTCGACGAGCTGGGGTACGAGTTCATCCACGAGGTCATCGCGGTCTACGGAGTGACCACGAACGGAGCCGACTTCGAGCAGACGCAGGTCGAGTACCGAGGCACCAACGGCGAGTACGGGACCATCACGCTCGACGTCAGCACGGAGGACTTCTTCGCCTCGTTCGGGGAGTAGTGATGAAGCAGGAATGGTGCCAAGGCTGTGACGAAGTCACGTTCTCGAACTACATGAAGTGGTCGGATGCAGGAACCTACAGGTGCCTGCACTGCCTCGAAGGCGTGGCAGTTCCTAAGGCCGACTGGGAGTTCCGTACTGGAGTCTCGAAGACTGGCCGATTCTGGGACGCCTGGTTCCCTCCCGAGGGGAGCGACGAGAAGCCTATCTTCACGCAGCCGTCAGACCCTCTCCTGGAATACCTCCAAAATCTATTCCAGAGGGCCTGATGCAGAGCTATCGACGCAAACTTGACATCGAACAAGGCACGATGTTCGCGGTCGAGATGGGTCCGATCATGTTCGAGGGACGAGTCCACACCGTGGCGTGTGCCTACCCATTCCCGAAGAAGGAAGCAGCGCTGCTGTTCGCCGAGAACCACAAGAAGGCATACCTGGAGCGAGAGATAGTCGTCAGATCGCCTCAGGGAGAGGCGTACTCACTACAAGCAGACATGTCCTGGAAGGCATCATGATCCCCAACCCGTTCAACAAGTACCTGAGCAAGAAGAACTACGACACATTCGAGATGCTGGCCGGCGAAGACATCGACCTGCCCCGCAATCGGGATCTGGTCCGGGAGCCTGGACCCTTCCACGAGGCGTCTGGAGTTCTCCGGATGAACCGTAACGGCATGAGCCATCACGAGATCCGGAAGACGCTGAAGGTCCAACCTACCGAGCTCATCGAGCTGGTCCGCGACGGCATCAAGGCCGAGGATGCGGCTCACGAACGCGGCCAGGCGATCATCGACTCCGGCATCAAAAAGGGAACGAAGTGAAGCAGATCTACAACCCCCCCACGAGACTTGACACCGAACAGCGGATCGCACGGCTGGAGCGCCTGGTGGACGCGCTCACGCGCCGCGTAGCGGACCTGGAGCGCCCGGACCGCGTAGACCGCATCGGAAGGGTCGGTTGGTGAATGTACACGCTCAAACAGTCTCTCAACATCAAGGGATCAGCGGGTGATCCGCTACCTACGGTGTTCGAGTCTCTCGACGAGAGAGGTACGCGCCTACTCCGTGGACAGCTCTGCTTGATCTGCGCCGGCCCCGGAACGGGCAAGTCAGCGTTCGTGCTGACGTACGCGCTCAAGTCGAAGGTGCCGACTCTCTACTTCTCGGCAGACTCCGACGCGTTCACGCAGTTGTCCCGCTCGGCGGCGATCATCGCGGAGTGGACGATGGAGAAGGCGACGACGAAGGTCCGGGAGGGAGACCTGGAGGAGATCTCCCGAGAACTGGGGGAGATCCCGATCCGGTTCAATTACCGGGCATCCCCGTCGCTGGGCCAGATCGAGGACGCCATACAGGCTTACGACGCGCTGTACGAGGACTTCCCCGGTCTGATCGTCGTGGACAACATCACCAACGTCCGAGGAGGCACGGGCGGCGAGGAGGATGACGACCCGTTCTCTGGACTGGAGTCGATGATGGACTACCTCCACGAGATGGCCCGCGAGACGGGGGCCTGCATCATCGGACTGCACCACGTCACCGGGACTTACAACGACGCTGACAAGCCCATACCGCTCTCGGGTGTCAAGGGCCAGATCAGCCGCGTTCCGGAGATGATCCTGACGCTGCACAGGGTGCCGGCTGAGTTCGGCAACGACTCTCTCAACGTCTCCACGGTGAAGAACCGAGGAGGCAAGATGGACGCCTCGGGACAGGACTTCGTCAGGCTCGACTTCGACGGCGACACGATGCAGATCAGGGACTCTTCCTGATGCTCTGCAAAGAGCACGGGTCCTTTGATCCCGAGTACGACGACCCCTTCGGGGCCGGTTGGATTATCAGCGACGACTATTGGGGCAGGTCAGAGGAGTGCCCCGTCTGCTGCTCGAATACTTGACACCGAACGGAAGAATGATGGTATCTCTCAAGGCTACTTTCGACACCACGCAGTTGTTCGGCGAGGAGGAAGCTCCGCAGCCGCCATTCCTAGACCTCAGGTGTATGTACATGGAGGTCGTCCACGACCCGACGAAGCTGATGGAACGGTTCAACCACTTCGTTCCAGACTCTCTGGAGTACGACACCCTCGTCGGCACAGGGCTTTCCGGGACGCTTGCGGTGTCCGAGCTGGCTCGGAAGTTGGGCAAGTACTACCTCGTCGTACGCAAGGACAACGACGGCACACACTCTTCGCTACCGGTCGAGGGATTCCTCGGAAAGCGTTGGCTGTTCGTCGATGACGTGGTCGCTTCCGGGCGCACGTTCTCCCGCGTCTGGGAGAAGGTCCAGACGATGACCTACCACTACGAGTTCCAGTCGGAGTTCGTCGGCACGTTCCTCTACGGCGATCGGCAGTACATCCGCCCGGATCAGTGCCACCACCGATGGCTCCAGGTGTACGCCGACACCTACCGAGGGCAGTTGGCGGGACGCGAGGGCAACAAGATGTCGTTCGAGATCATCTGAACCACAACAACACACAGGAGAAGGCAACCATGACCGCTACCCCGAACGCCCTCGCCAAGAGCAAGGCCAACCCGCTGCACCAGCAGATCGTCAAGGCTCTGGATCAGACCAGGCCCACGTCGTGGACCCACAAGGCCATCGACCCGGAGTCGGAGGACCCCCGGAAGCCCCGGATCATCGAGACCAAGGTGGCCGGCGTCGAGCTGTCGAACGGGCTGGCCCGCAACGTCTCTGCCGAGAACGTCGAGAGGATCGCGGAGCGCTTCGCCAAGGCGGCGCGGTGAAGCACCACTACGACACCGAGTTCCCGAAGTTCGCCAACTTCGATAAGAAGCGGATCACCGTATTCAACGGGTTCGGCGGATTCACCCGGTACACGAACTTGCGACACCAGCGCCCCTACTACCTGGAGGAGGCGGTCTGATGGAGACCACCGACCAGTTATTGGAGGACTTCCTGGTCTTCCTGGACAAGGAAGGGCTGCTCGACGAGCACGCGCTGTCCGTCTCGGAGGAAATCATCGACAAGTACTGGGAGGGATTCCAGTGACCCTCCGCTTCAACATCCTCGGGTACGAGATCGCCCGTATCGAACTAGATCTCGATGAAGACGAGTCCAAAGAAGAGAAAGTGTCGGTCCTCGACAAGGGCACCAAGAAGATGTCCTCGTGGTGGGTCCGGCGAATGATGAAGTAGCACAACACAAAAAAGTGAGAGGGAAACAACAACACATGACCATGCCCAACAACCCCACGCTCGACAAGTTGAGTGTCGCAGAGCTCTCCTACGCGGCCCACGTCCTGGAGAGCAACGTCGCGGCAGCCGATGAGCTGTTCGGCATCTACCACAGCCTCGACGATGCTGTCGAGGATCTGAAGGACATGATCGACCAGAAGGCTGCCTACGAGCAGGCCAAGGTCGACTACTTCCAAGCCTGGCTGGACGCCGAGAGCGCGCACTTCGCCGCCGTCGAGGCCGAGATCCAGTCCGTCGTCTCGGCTTTGAGCCGGGTCGGCACCCGTCGCCAGCAGGCGATCAAGCTGCTGTCGCAGTTCGACATCACCCCCAAGGCGGTCGCCTGATGCACATCGGTCTCGGAGGTCTGCTGTTCCTCGTGTTCTTGGTCCTCAAGCTGACCGGCATCGTCGCCTGGTCCTGGCTGTGGGTCTTGGCGCCGCTGTGGATTCCGGTCGTGTTGACGGTGCTCGTCGTCGGTATCGGGGTCGTCTTCAGCTTCCGCAAGACGGTCAAGGCAGAGAAGCGTCAGGCCGCAGCGCGGAAGGCCTACTTCGGCATCCGTTGAGCGGGCAGGCTCTCGTGGCGTGGCTAGTCGCCGGCTGGGGTTTCCTCAGTTGGTGGCTGCTCGTCATAGAGGTCAGAGAGGAGCGAAGCCGTGAAGTACCGGATCAAGAAGATCCAAGGCACTTGGCACATCCAAGCTCTGCTGGACACGGTTCTCTACGAGGGTGAGTGGCAGGGAGTGTGGGCCACTCTGCACCAAACCACTTGGGACGAGTGCATCTCGATCGTGAACCGAAGGTGGATTGAATAGTGGCTGAAGTCGTCTGCGTCGACTGCAAGAAGGAGGGTATCACCTCCCCCCGGAAGGTCGCCAAGCTCCGCAACGGCAAGGACGCTCCCGGAAAACGCTGCACGACTCACCAGCGCGCCAAGCGCGCCCGCACGCGGGACACCGCCTGGGAGAAGCGGATCAAGAAGTACTACGACCTCGAACCCGAGGAGTACTGGGCGATCTACGACTTCCAAGGCGGCGCCTGCTACATCTGCCGGCGCGCTAAGGGCACCGGGAAGAAGAAGCTCTCAGTCGACCACTGCCACGAGACGGGTTTCGTCAGGGGCCTTCTATGCGGTCCGTGCAACCGGGACGTTGTGGGGCATCTCAGGGACGAAGAGGACGCGTTCCTGCGTGGTTATTGGTACCTGCGTACGCCGCCGGCCCACCGCGTGATCGGCAAGCGCCGAGCCCCGGTAGAGGACATGGAGGAGGCAGCATGATCGAGATGATCGGCAATCCGAAGCCTGACAGCGTCATCGACTCGTTGAGGATGCTCTGGGACTACGAGAAGGACGAGCTGGTCATCGAAGCCCCTCCGGAAGTGGCGGTGGTCGTGACATCGACCCTGAGCGGGGAAGACCCTCAGGTCGTCACCTTCAAGGCCAGGAGAGGATATGGCACATGACTCGTTGATCGTCAACGTGATCCGTCGGTATCACCCGGACTGGGAACCTCCGCAGGCTCGGGGGAGGTGGAACACCACGCTCTGCCCGTTCCACGGCGACACCAACAAGTCCGCGTCGATCTCGTTCGAGCTGAACGCTTTCAACTGCTTCGTCTGCGACGCAGGAGGGGATGCCATAAAGATCATCAGAGAACAGGAAGGAGTCTCGTTTGCAGAGGCTCTCAGAATCACAGAGGGACTTTCTGTGGAAGGCCACGCAGCAGTACCGCGAAAGTCTGCCAGGAAGTCCGGGCGCCGAGTATTTGGCGAGTCGTGGACTTCTGAGACCGGAGGTAAGCCCGTTCGGTCTGGGATACGTAGCAGACCCACTCCCTGGACATGAGATGTTCCGGGGGATGTTGGCTATCCCGTACATGCGGTGGTCTCCGTGGCGTAAGTGGTCGGTAGCCACGCTGCGGTTCCGCCGTCTCGACGACGGCACACCGAAGTATCTGACCCTCGCCGGGGACAAGCCTCGGCTGTTCAACACCTTCGCGCTAGTCGAGCACCACGACCGGGTTGCTATCACCGAGGGCGAGTTCGACGCCATCACAGCACACCTCTGCGGGATTCCGACCGTAGGAGTCCCCGGGGTACAGACGTGGAAGCCGTACTTCCGAGAGTTGTTCCTCGGGTACAAGGAGGTCTTCCTCCTCGCTGACGGTGACGAGCCCGGCATGGAGTTCGCCAACAAGGTGGCCAAGACGCTACCTAACGCAAAGGTAATCCCCTGTCCTCCAGGCGAGGACGTCAACTCACTAGTCATATCGCAGGGTAGGGATGCTCTGCTGGAAAGGTTGCAATGACCATCACCGTAGTCACACGCGATTACGGAGCCCTGGAGTTCGATGCGGACGACTGGGATTCCGACTCGGAGAGCCGAGGCCACCTGTGGATCGGAGACAAGGAGTCCGGCGAAGGAGTGGCCGAGTTCGCCTCGGGCACCTGGGCTTACGTCTTCGAGAAGAAGAAGGAACAGAAGAAGCCCGAGCAGGTCGCTGTGCTCACCAGAGACTGCCGTGGGCGTAAGTGGGTGGACCAGGACGGATGGGCCTGGGAGTACAACACCGCAAGGGCCAAATGGGTCGCTAGCATAGCAAACTGCGCTTACGGCCCCTACTACTACCCTGACGACCCTGGGATTTACTGGGATGACCCGGTGTTCACCGAGATCATCGAGGAGAGCAAATGACGATCGACCTGGGAACTGAGAAGTACTCGATCCTGGAAGAGGCTCAGACGCTCATCCACGGGGAGCGCAACAAGAACTACGGCCACCCTCGCGAAAACTTCCGCGACATCGCGGCGCTGTTCGGCGCCTATTTCGGCATCGAGGTCACCGATCTCGACGTGGCGAACCTGATGATCCTCGTGAAGGTAGCCAGGGTGAAGGGCACCGGATACCACCGGGACTCGTTCACCGACATCGCGGGCTACGCCGGCTGCGCCGAGCGGATCTACGAGGAAGAAGATACCTCAGATTCCCCGACAATTCCGGCACCGCAGGACGCGTTGGAATCAGAGCCGATCGCGGACTGGGAGAAAGAACTCCTGGAGCAGCACACCTCTTCTAGGGTGTCGGACTCGTTCTTCCTGAGCCACATCAACCAGCCTGCCCAGCCTCGGGTATGGGAGTCGAAGCAGGACATTCCGCGAGATGGCACCAAAGCCCGATCAGCGGGCGGGGAAGTCTGGAAGTGGTACCCCGAGTGCAACGACTGGCTCTGGGGTAACTACGGAGGGCCGGTCAACTACAACAAAATCGGACAAGGTCCTTTCACAGAGGCCCTGGAGGACAACTAGTTTGACGAAACGCATCGTTATCGTCCCCGACACGCAGATGCCGTACGACCACCAGAAGGCGGTCAAGGCGGTCGTCAGCTTCATCGGGGAGTACCAGCCCGACGAGGTAGTCCACATCGGAGATCTGATGGACTTCCCGCAGCCGTCCCGGTGGACGAAGGACTCCCGAGCGGAGTTCGAGGGTTCCATCTTCGAGGACGTGGACACCGCCAAGCGTCGGTTCCTGGAGCCACTCCGCGCCGTCTACGACGGCCCCATCGGAGTCCACGAAGGTAACCACGACGAGCGGCCTCGGGTGTACCTGGAGAAGTACGCCCCCGCGCTGGCTCAGGCCAACAGCCCGTTCAACATCGAGAACCTGCTCGACTTCGACGGGTTCGGGATCAGGCTGCTGCCAGAGTTCTACGACATCGCTCCGGGATGGATCTCCACCCACGGCCACCGGGGCATGATCGGCATGTCTCCGATCGCCGGCAACACGGCCACGAACGCCGCGAAGCGGTTCGATGTGTCGGTCGTGATGGGGCACACCCACCGTCTGGCCATCGGGTCGTACTCGAAGGGATACGGCGGTACGGTCAAGCGCAAGCTCCACGGCATGGAGGTCGGCCACCTCATGGACATGCGCAAGGCCGGCTACCTGAAGGGCGGCACCGGAAACTGGCAGATGGGATTCGGCATCATCACCGTCGAGTCGCAGTACGTCAAGCCCGAGATCGTGACCATCGACAAAGGTCGCTTCACGGTCGACGGACGATCCTGGGAGGTCTAGGACTTGACAACGAACGAGTACAGCTACGAGGAGCTGGAGCCGATCCTCCAAGACCTCTATCCGACCATCCGGAGGGCGGCGCGTTCCGTCGCCTTCCAGTGGCCGGGGGTCGTCGAGGAGGACGACGTCGAGCAGTCGATCGCCACGCACCTCTGGGAGCGTCCGGGGTCGCTGGTGAAGGTCTCCCAGATGGAGGACCGTCCTCAGTACCGCGCCATAGTCGGCATCGGGCACCAGATCGCCAGCCAGGAGCGAACCGACTACGACTACTACAAGGGCAGCTACCGCTACGGAGTCGACGAGGTCAAGTCGCTGCTGAAGCGCGGTGTCCTGATCGAACCGGTGGACGGGTTCTACGACGCGGTGTTCGACCTCATGGAGGGCCTGGAGGCCATGTGGAAGCGGAACCAGCGCTACGTCGATTCCATCGTTAGCCGCTACGCAGATCTGGCCTACCCCTCTTCGGGAGCTGACAAGAAGCGCCTCTCGGATGCTCTTACCGAGCTGACGAACGAGATGAACAAGTCCAACAAGCGGCGCTACGTCGAACGTGACGACGGTCCAGGCACTCGCACCGTACTCACCCGAGCAGAGGCTCAGGCGATCTCTCAGGCCCAGTACGGGGGCGCTCCGGAAGAGGGCGACGAGTACAGCTTCGACTACGACGAGGCCGTCAACTTCGACCGCTACTCAACAGGGGGTTACAGGTGATCGACGATCACTTAGACGAGCTGGAGATCCAGCAGCATCTCTACGAGAGCAAGACCTGGGACTCCGCTGACGGCGGCGACGGGGGCCCGCTCGACAACATCTTCGACGGAGGCTTCAACGGAGCTGCTCGGTCTGAGATGTACCGGGCGCAGGTCGCACCGGATCTGTTCCCTCACGAGAAGCCGATGCGGGTCGAGAATTGGGACGAGCAGGACCAGATCATGTACTGCGGAGGCGAATACGCCAAGGCGGCGTACCTGAAGGAGGCAGCTTGAGTGAGATCAACTGGGGGCCAACGGGAGAGCTTGTCTATAACCGGACCTACTCTCGTACAAAGCCAGACGGCAGTAAGGAATCTTGGCCCGAAACGGTTCGCCGTGTCGTGGACGGTAATTTGGCTCTGGTCGATTCACGGCACCAACTCGAAGGGGAGCGCGAACAACTCATCGACCTGATGACGGAGTTCAAACTCCTCCCAGCAGGTCGGCACCTCTGGGCATCCGGCGTCAAGAACGCGCAGCACCTCTTCAACTGTTGGGTGAGCGGCTGGACCGAGAAGCCCTGGGAACACTTCGAGTTCACGTTCCTACGCCTGATGGAAGGAGGGGGAGTCGGCGCGAACTACTCGAACCGATTCCTGGAACACTATCCGCCTGTGCAACAGGAGTTGTACGTCGAGATCGTCTGCGACGACGAGCATCCCGACTACGAGGAACTCAAAGAGGCCGGTGTCCTGTCCGATCGCTACGACGTGGACTGGGCCGGTGCCTTCCAGATCGAGGACTCTCGTGAAGGCTGGGCGGCTGCTCTGGTGGATCTTATCCAGACCCACTACCGCGACGAGGTGAGCCACTTCCGGCGCGTCTACGACGTGTCCCGGGTGCGCGGTGCCGGTACCAAGCTCCGCACGTTCGGAGGTCGGGCCTCTGGCCCTCTTCCCTTGGCTCGGATGCTGATCGACGTCTGCGAGATCTTGAGCGACGCTACCCACTGGTACAGCACCGATACCCTCGCCGTCAGAGGGCACCTAACTGGCATCGACGCGATGAAGATCGACCACGCCATCGCACAGTGTGTGGTGGCCGGTGGCGTCAGGCGCTCAGCGCGCATGGCGATGATGCACTGGGCCGATCCTCAGATCACCGAGTTCGTCAACTGCAAGAAGGAGTCCGGGGACCACTGGACGACGAACATCTCGGTCGAGGTCGATGACGAGTTCTGGCAGCAGGTCAACGGAGGACCCCTGTCGACGGCCAAGGCCGGGACTCTAGCCCGGAACGTGCTCACCACCCTCGCAGAGGGCGCTGTACGCAACGGAGAGCCGGGAATGTGGGACTTCTCGGTGTCCAACCAGGGAGAGCCGAACGAGGTCGTCTGTACGAACCCCTGTGGCGAGATCACCCTCGAACCGTGGGAGCCGTGCAACCTCGGGCACATCAACCTCGCGGCGTTCGTCCGCGACAACGGGAAGGTGGATCAACTTGGGTTACTGACAGCTCACCGGCTGATGACGCGGTTCCTCATCCGTGCGACGTTCTCCCCGGTGGGAGATCCGAAGTCGCGGGAGGTTCTCGATCGCAACCGCCGTATCGGCGTAGGCCACCTCGGCGTGGCGTCGTTCCTGGCGCTGTGCCATCGAAAGTACTCGGACGGGCCGAACATGCCCTGGTTCCGGGACAAGCTCCGCTGGCTGTCCGAGGTCGTCGACAAAGAGGCAGAGGCGTTCGCTCACCAGCTCCGTATCCCGGTGCCGGTGAAGAAGAGGACGGTGGCGCCTACAGGCACCATCTCCAAGATGCCCGGAGTATCCGAGGGGATTCACCCGATCTTCTCGAAGTACTTCAACCGCCGCATCCGGTTCTCGGACTTCGACCAGTCACAGCGGGACACAGTGAACGAGTATGTGATGGACGGGTACGAGGTCGAAGCTGACCTCTATGCCGAAAACACCACGGTTGTCACGATCCCGACACAGGACAGCCTCGTGGCTCAGGTCGTCGAGCTGTACGGACCCGACGCGGAGGAGATCGTCCAGTCGGCGGCAGACTTGACACTGAACGAGATGCTCGCGTTCCAGGCGCTCTACCAGACGTGCTGGGCAGACAACGCGGTCTCGTTCACAGCCAACGTCGACCCGCAGGCGTACACGGCGAAGGACGTCGCGGACATGCTCGTGAAGTTCTCGGGGCTCATCAAGGGCTCCACGATCTTCCCGGAGGCGTCCTACGAACAGGCGCCGTACGAGCGGATCACCAAGCAGCAGTACGAAGCTGCGACAACCAAGTCAGTTTCGGACGGCGTAGACGAAGACTGCGCCAACGGAGCATGTCCGATCAAGTAGGTCAGTTCGTAGTCCTGATAACCGGCTCCCGCCTGTTCTATGACAAGGCACCTGTGTGGTCTGCGCTGGATCTACTGGCAGCGCACGCACTGTCTTCGGGCTTGGAACTGGTTGTCAGGCACGGCGATTGCCCTAAAGGCGCCGACAGATTCGCTAGGGAGTGGTGCGAGAGGAACGGAGTCCTCCAGGACAAGCACCCTGCGAACTGGAACCGGTATGGAAAGGCTGCCGGGTTCAGAAGAAACGCCGATATGGCGCAACTAGGAGCCAACGTGTGCCTCGCATTCATATGCGGGGAGTCGAGAGGCACTAGGCACTGCATGTCCGAGGCACAACGTCTCGGAATACGAGTAATAACAAAGGAGATCACTTTGGCAGTCGAAGACCCCTTCGCATCAGCCCCCGCCGACGACGAGGCCCAGACTCAGGCCCCGCCGCAGGAGTCGCAGCAGTCGTCGTTCTCGGGAGGTGAGACCAAGACGCAGGCCACCACGGCGCCGGCCATCGTCCCGCAGGGCGACGGCAAGTGGGTCCTGACGTTCAAGGGCGGCACCGGGTACGACGCTCCGTGGATCGTCTACCACGCCAACACGCTCGACGAGGCGCTGGAGGCCGTCAGCGAAGACGGCGATGCGGCCAAGCTCGCCAAGCTCATGGAGCGGACGCAGGTGGCCGGCAAGCACTTCGCCAGCCAGGGCTCGCAGAGCGGCAAGGGCGGAGGGGGCGGTAAGTCCCAGTCCGCGCCCAAGGCGGCTCAGGAAGCCCCCAACGGCGAGGAGCGCTTCTGCCGGCACGGCAAGATGAACTACCGCTCCGGGACCTCGAAGGCCGGCAAGGCGTACGAGGGATTCTTCTGCGCGAGCGGAGATCGCAACGACGAGTGCAAGGCGCAATTCCTGCGCTGACACTTGACACCGAACGGGAGCGGTGCGTCTTCACAACGCTTAATGGAGGTGCCGATGCCTTCCGCCGCGCCCCAACAACTTTCAGGAGAGGAAACAAGAATGCCCAACCACTCAACCGAGAGCTCGCAGTCCGAGATCTCGCACCGATTCGCCTTCCACCCGGCAACGACCGAAGAGAAGCGGAACGAACACACCAGCGTTCGCGCCACGATCGAGCGTGCTGCGTTGTTCCTGGACCAGCACTTGCCGGTGGGACGTGAGAAGTCTCTGGCCATCACGAAGCTCGAAGAGGCGATGTTCTGGGGCAACGCCGCCGTCGCGCGGGACAACGAGAGCTGACCTGATGAAGTTCGTAGTGATCAGCTACATCGAGGATGGCCGATTCCTCGCTGCCACGGTCAATTCCGACCTGGACTACCGGATCAACGACCGGTCTCGGACGTTCGAGATCACCGCCTCCAACGGGGACACCGCGATCGTCAACCTGAACGAGGTCCTGGAGATCATCATCAGCGAGGCCGGATGATCGAAGACCCGGTATCGAGAGCACACGAGATCCTCTCGGACGTAGTCAAACTCGTCGAGGAGCTGGAGGCCGAGAACAACGCTTTCCGAGAAGGTCGAATGGTCGTGATGAAGGCGCAGAAGCCCAAGTCCAACAGGCCGAAGCTCACCGACCGAGAGGTCAGGTCGATCCGTGCCATGCATCGAAAGGGCGTGACGCAGCACGAGATCGCAGACATCTACGACATCCACAACGCCACCGTGTCCCGCATCGTCCGGGGCATCTACCACCGAAAGGGAGCCTGATGTACACATCGTCCGAGAAGGTTCTCCGGATCGAGTTCGATTCGATGTTTCACGACACGTACGACGAGCTGGAGGACATCGTCGCAGCCGAGTTCCCGAACAGCTGCAAGTCCGAGCTGATCCTAGAGATCGAGGACGGCAAGCTCGTCATCTCCGAGAAGGAGGAGTGATGGAGGTACAGGGCGCCTTCAAAGAGGTTCTCGATGCCGAGGTGATGGACCTGATGGCTCTCGCTGTCGGCGTGGCCGTCGCCACCGACAAGGCCAGGGAGAAGTACGGAGCTACCGAGCTGGTCCAGAGCCTTATCCCGAAGGAGCTGTTGACGTTCCTGGAGGACGTCGAAGACGCAGCCTACGAGTTCGAGAGGTTGTACCGATGAAGGTCATTCCCGAAGCCGCTCACCGCATCGTGATCGAAGACGGGGACACCGTCGATCGGCTTTACGAAGAACTCGGCAACTACACGGGCGACTGCACTGTCCGGTTGGACGTCGAGAACCGAGAGTTTGTCATCGTCGGAACCCGATACGAGGACTTCTCGTGAAGCTCAATTACGCACTCACCGGAGAAGGTGAGCCGAGGGACGAGAACGTGAACCTTCTGATCTCGGTCGAGGGCAGGTACTCCGAAGTGATCCAGGTCTTGGACGGGGCTCGGCTGGCGTACGAGGAAGTTGCCGAAGACCAGCGCGAGCAGCTCAGGCGCTCGTTGCAGCGGTTAGGCAGATAGGAGAACAATGATCGAGCACCGACACTCGGTAGAGGGCGATGCTGTCGAGATCCACGTCGTGGAGCGCGAGGAGGACCTTGACGCCTTCCGCGACTTCATCCAAAGCAACTTGGGGTGCCTCGGTCTGGACTCGGAGACTACCGGGCTGAACATCTACCAAGACGACTTCCGTTGTCGCCTAGTTCAGTTCGGTAATCACCGGGAGTCCTACGTAGTCCCTGTGGAGCACGGATCGGTATTCGAGGGCGCTGTCATCGACGCGCTGCGCCAGGTGAAGCGGTTCATCCTCCACAACGCGGCCTTCGACCTCCAGGTCTTCGAGCGGACGCTCAGTGTGCCGATGGAGGACATGTGGCCGAAGGTCACCGACACGAAGATTCTGGCGCATCTAGTAGACCCTCGGGCACGTAAAGAGGGCGGCTCCGGGCACAAACTGGAGGAGCTGCTGGCGAAGTACGTGGACGCGGAACAGGCCGAGAACGTGAAGGGCCTGATGAACATGCTCCGCATCCGGCACAAGACCACGAAGGCCAAGATCTGGGAGATCATCCCGTTCGAGGACCCCGACTACCAGCTCTACTCGGGCATGGACCCGATCTTCGCGGCTCGGCTCATGTCGAAGCTGGCGCCGTTGGTGCCGGCTGTCTCGGAGCCTCTGATCGCGTACGAGCATCGCATCTCGGAAGTCTGCTCGTACATGGAGCGCAAGGGCTTCCTGCTCGACGTGGAGTACTCGGAGCAACTGTCCAAGGACATGCTCAAGAAGCGAGACCACTTCGCGGCCAAAGCCGATGTGCTGTACGGGCTGGAGAACGTCAACTCGACCGAGCAGTGCGCCGACGCTCTGGAGCGTACCGGAGTGAAGATCAAAGGCCGCACACCCTCTGGCAAGCGGCAGGTCAACGAGGACCTGTTGGACAGGCTCAAGGAAGAGGGAAACGACCTCGCAGAGGCGATCTCGGAGGCGAAGAAGTGGGGCAAGTGGGAGAAGACGTGGGTCCGGAAGTTCCTGGACTCTCGTGACTCTCAGGACCGATGCCACGCGGGTATCAACCCGCTTCAGGCTCGCACCTCGCGTATGTCGATCACCGGAATACCCGCTCAGACGCTCCCTGCGAGCGATTGGATGGTTCGCCGGTGCTTCCTAGCGGACGAGGGCCAACTGATGGCCTCGATCGACTACCAGACGCAGGAGCTACGTGTTCTGGCGGCGCTGTCCGGAGATCCGACGATGGTCCGGGCGTTCCTGAACAACTCGGACCTTCACCAGATGACCGCCGACGCAGCGGGTGTTGTGCGCGACGTCGGGAAGATGACGAACTTCCTCACCGTGTACGGCGGGGGAGCCGGGACGTTGTCGAAGAACGCCAAGATCCCGTTCACCGTCGCCAAGCAGGTGGTGACCGCGTTCGAACGGACCTACCCCGGCGTGGCCAAGCTGAGCGCCAAACTCCAGCGGGAGGCCGCTGGCTCGGGTGCGATCATCACGCCCAAGGGGCGCCGGCTCCCGGTCGATGCAGACCGTGGCTACTCGGCGTTGAACTACCTGATCCAGTCGACGTCACGTGACGTTACGTGCGGTGCTCTGCTGCGTCTCCACGACGCGGGGTTCACGCCGTATCTGCGGCTACCTATCCACGACGAGGTCGTGGCCTCGGTGCCTGCTGAGAAGGCGCACTGGGGAGCTAACCGCATCGGAGAGCTGATGGTCGAGGAGATGGGGCCGGTCATCATCGGCACGGACCCCGAAGTCGGAGGGCGCTCGTGGGGCTCGCTCTACGTCAAGGGCGACTCCAGCGGCATCACCGACCCATACCTATTGAAGTGAGAGAAACTTGACAATGAACATCACAACAGAGGTCAGAAACGTTCTGACTGAACGGATCTACGAACTCGACAGAGCGATAGAGAACCTGGGTCACGACATCGAATGGCAAGAGGAGGCTCTCAGCCAAGCGATGGAACGGAGAAGGGAGCTTTCCGAGAAGCGTGTCGAGCTGGCCAAGTTCCTCGGGGTGGTCCTCTGATGGCTACCTCGTACGAGCTGAAGACAGCGGCCAGGGTCCTCCGGGAGCAGGGATACGACGCGGAGGAGGCCATTGCAGATCTGGAGGCTGACGCGGAGAAGGCGTACCAACAGGAGCGGTACGTGGGAATGCTCGGCAGCCTCATCAAGCCGCAACAACACCCGAACATGAACGGAGCCAGAGTCATTCAGCAGTTGGTCGATGATGGATGGACCCCTCCGGAGTTCTTGCGATGAGCGAGGCGAAGAAGCTGACGGTTAGGTTACTGATCACCAAGGAACTGGTAGACAAGAATCCGGACGAGCTCATCACTAGGACAAAGGAACTCGTCGAGAAGGCTGCCAGCAAGCGCGGCGTGCCGGACATGTCCCGAGTGGAATTGGAGATCTCTACAGAGGGCCACGTCAACATCGGAACCGAAGACGATCCCGACGACATCAACTTGTTCGAGCACAACCTCGTTCTCGTCGAGGCCAGTCTCATGGCCGTTCCGTACGAAGGGGAGGACGTGTGAGCCTGTTCAAAACGGAGCCAAAGGAGTTCGCGGTCATCGCCACGTACCCCACCAAGCACTGGAACTCTCTGAGGTCGTTAAAAAAGCAGCACGAGATGGTCCGGGAGCGGCTGTACCAAGCGCTGACTACCAACGAGACGGTCGCCGGCTGGCTCGACGGCACGTTCCAGTGGCGGTTCGTGGAGCTACCGGAATCCGTCTCTGAGGAAGTGGATCTGGTAGCTGTGCGGGCCACGATCATGGCGTACCCGAAGGAAGGGGCAGTTGTCTGATGGACGAACGCGACTTCCTGGACATGATGTACCAGGGCTGGTCGAAGACCACAGAGGCCGAGCACTCCTTTTGGATGCACGAGCCGATGGCGAACAACCAGAGCCGGCACAAGGTCTACGCAGTGAAGGTTGACCCCGAGACTCAGGAGCAGACCCGGACGCTGGTGGCGTCCTTCCTATCCGAGGAAGATGCTGCGTTCATCACCGCCATCCACGGATCGCTACCGGACATCGTCCGGAGGTGCAACGAGGCGTACGACGAGGCCGACAGGCTGGACCTTGACCGAGACGAGCAGGAGTGTCGCATCGCGGAGTTGGAGATGGAGAACGGAACGCTCGTAAAGGAACTCGACAAGTTGTTGGACCAACGATGAGCATCGCATTGTGCAAGTGTGGAATCGACACGTGTGACCACGACGAAGTCGATCACGAGTTCGACGCAGCAGGCACCCGGTACCCGTGTACCGCTCCGGTTGGAGGGTACCTTTGCCCTCGACCGTCCTACCACGACGAGAAGGGCGTGCCTTGTGGGCCGCTGACCGGGGAGAAGCTCTGGTGAGTGCCGGCGACGTCTACCTGAAGATCGTTGCGGACGACCTCGGCAGGCCGGTGCTTCACTTACACGGGAGGAAGTTCGGAGTCCTGGAGGAACCTCGGATAGAACAGAATACCTACCCCGTAGGGGTGCTTGGCAGGCAGCGGGCCGACTACGAGCTGCGCATCCGCGCATTCCTGTTGGAGCCCGATCCGGAGCCGCCAAAGCTCAAGCGGCGCATATCAACACATCTAGGACTGAGGAAACCATGATCTACATCATCTTCGACCTACTCTCGGAGCTCGTGAGGCGCTGGTGGAACCAGCTCCGGAACAAGCCCAAGAAGGTCAGACTGCCCCTCGGAGCTCCGCTGTCGGGGCCTGTGGAGGCCAGGCCGACTGGGGGGACCGTCACCGTGTACTGCGGGGCCTCGAAGAGAGTTCTCCCGTACGACGCCGGTGTCGAGGACTACGCGAAGGCGTTCGACGAAGTCTCGGAAGAGGCCGGCGCCAAGAAGACTTCCGAATGGAGACAGGCAGGAGAGACCGAAGACGGTTTCCCACTGTACCTGCGGGTGATCCGATGAGCACAGCAACAGCAACCAAGACAGTAACGCTCCGAGTTCTGGAGCCGTACGCCACGCAGACAGACGAAGACGGGTTCCACTATGTGGCAGTGGCCGAGGAGGATGCTCGGGCTCTCTTCTTGGATCTTAGGAAGATGTTCGAGCACGAGCTCACGTCGACAAAGGTGAACGACGTCGGCTCCTGGCGGCGCCGATGAAGCCGGGGAAGCTGCTGCTGTACGACGCGGAGTGGAACCTGATCTACACCGGGCCGACTGACAAGTCCATCTACTGGAAGTACGAGGAGTCTGTCGAGATCAACGGGCAGATGCAAACTCTCACGGAGTCGGGTGAGATCCGTGTGCGATGAGTGCTACGTCGAGTTCCCGGAGTACGAAGACCCCGACTGGCTGCTCGCCAACCCCGACTACCTAAAGGGCCGAAGGGTTCTCTGGAACGGGAAAGTCTGGGCACTGAACTACCCCGGAGCCGGGTCGATGTTGTTCCTATTCAGACTGGGACGGCCAGGTCCTCCCGAAGCTGAATGGGTTTCGATCTACGACGTCCAATTCGACTGGGAGGAGGGCGATGTCACGGCCTGACTGGGACGAGTACTTCCTCATCATCGCGGAGGCAGTAGCCTCCCGATCGGACTGCGAAAGGAGCAAGGTCGGTGCAGTCGTCGTCAAAGACCGCCGAGTCCGAGCAACGGGCTACAACGGAGCGCCTTCGGGCAAGTCAGGATGTGCGACGTGCCCTCGTCGAGTGTCGGAAGCGGAACCGGGAGTTAGCGATTACTCTAGCGGAGCCACTCGCTGTGTGGCCATTCACGCGGAAGCGAACGCTCTCCTCTACTGCGACCGAGAGGATCTAGTCGGCGCCACGCTATACGTGACGAGGGAGCCCTGCTACGCCTGCGAGAAGCTGATCGAGGCTGCCGGCATCGCTCACGTGATCTGGCCCGAGAAGCTGGATAAGCTGAGGGCCGAGGAGTTGATGTATTACGGCTTCCCGCAGCGGTTGATGTTCGGGGTCGGCCAGGAGATACCCCCTCATTACGGGAGGATCGTTACCATCCCGGACGAGGTCGTCGAGGCCAACTACCTCCCGGACCTGTCGCAAGAGATCAACCGGAGGTGCCTCGAAGCGATCAACCAGGCGATGCACAAGGACCTATCGGAGATCCTTTCTGCGACGGCGAGCAACTGGGAGACGGTACGGTAGCTGTATGGGCACATTCGCTAAGGCTGCCGTGTCAACGGTGCTGGCGTTCGTCGCGCTGATCTTCTGGCTGCTCGTCGTAGTGGACCTGAAGATCTTCCTAGAGGACGGCTGGGGAGTGGCTGACTTCGCCTTCTTCCTGGTCTTCCTCGGGGTAGCGGTCGCCGGGACAGCCGGCGCCGTAACCGTCGCCAAGAAGTAGAGGGGAAGTTGTGAGGAAGCTGGTTGTAGCTGCGGTAGTCGCTGGAGCTCTGGCTACGTCCGCGCCAGCGGGCGCTCAGGAGCGAGATCCGCACATGCCAGACGGCGGTAGCCTCTGGTGCCAAGGAGGTCTCGGTAACGTGGCGCTGATCCCGTACTGCAACGGGCTACCTTTCGAGGACGGGTCTTACTGGCGCCAGGAGGCTGCCAGCCCGTTCGGATTCGGTGGGCCAGCTTCCCTCCCCTGGAAGCCTCCCGTACTCGTCAGCCCCAACTGATCGCGTGCCCTCTGGGCAGCCCTCCGGGGCTGCTCGGGGGGTCCTTTTTTTGTGCCCAAAACTGCATAGGGAGCCTATGCGTAGGAGCCGAGGAGCTTGTCGTAGTCGGCGTGCAGGTCCCACCGATTCGGCCTGGTGATCTCCAGCCGTACGCCCGCGTCGATCAGCATCGTTCTGCGCTCCTCCGGAGTCGCTTCTGGCCACATGTCCCCGTACGTCTGATCCGACTCGATCTCGGCCCAACCAGCCCTCACTACGGGCTTGTCCGACAGAGAGTCGCGCTTGGCGATGAGCGCCGCCATCTGCGACCGGAACATCTGCTCGTCCTCCGGTGTCGAGAACAGGCCGAGAGCCCGGTCCTCGCGCAGCGACTCGATCGTCTGGTTCGTCTGCTCCAACTCGGCCGAGTGGTCCGAGCCCTGCTGCCATACCCTGATCTTCACCCGGCGCTCCGCGTGGCCCTCCAGGAACGTCTCGGCAACGAGGGTCTCCGCGTCGTCCGCGACCATCGACACACCTGGGCACGCCTTCGGCGAGTTCCCGCAGAGGTAGTAGCGGTGGGTTACCCCTGCCGGCGTGGTCTGCGACCGCTGGCGCATGTTCTTCCCGCACACTCCGCACTTGGCCACTCCGAGGAGCGGGTTAGTCGAGTGCCTACGCTTCCGAGGATCTTGTGACCTCTGGTCCATCTCGGACTGGATACGAGACCACGTCTCCGGGTCGAACGACGGTGGACCCACCCGTACCGCCTCCCCTTCGTCGTCGAGGACGGGCTTCCCGTTGGCCGTCTTGATCCCTTGGGTGCTCGGGTTCCGGAGGATCGCTTTCAGCTTGTCCACGGTCCACTGAGAGCCTCTCGTGGGCTTCCCGGATCGAGCTCTGTTCCAGTCCTGCGGGCTGAGCGTGCCGGCCTCGTTCAGATCCGCCACGATCCCCGTCAGCGAGCCTCCTGCTATGAGCTGGTCTGCTACGCCGTGGAGCACCTTCTGCGCTCCCAGATCGTGATCCAGGGCTTTGCCATTCCCGCTCGGGTGGTCGACGACCTGGAAGCCGAACGGCGGGATGCCGTAGCCCCACCTGTCCGTGTTCCGGAGGTAAGCCACCCGGTCCCGTGCCCGCTGCACGAACCGCTGCCCCTCGATCTCGGCGAACACCGATGCCAAGATCAGGAACACCTTGGACATAGCCCCGGCGAACGCGTCCTTCGCGTCCTCGGGGTGGAAGTAGTCGAGCTTGATCCCGTCATCGACGAGCACCAGGATCTTGCCCTGCTGCCGGCACCACTCCGCGAGGCTTACGCAGTCCGACGCCGACCGGAACACACGGTCGGTCTTGGCGAAGATCAGAGCGTCCCACTCGTCGGTGCGGTCGGTGAGCCACGACTTCAGGTCGGGGCGGTCCCACGGCGAGAGCTTGATCGCGGACACGTCGAGGTCCTCGAACGATCCCACGACCTCCCATCCCTGGGACTCCGCGTAGGCGGCTCCTTTGGTCCTCTGCGTCTCGTGCGACGTCTTCTCGGTACCTTGTACATACGACACTCGGGCGCCGATAACAGCTCTCACAGTGCTCATGTACGAAGTGTACCGGAGAATCACTGCTTAGGGCAACTCCGTACACAACACCCGTAGAACGCAAAAAAGCCCCCTACCAAGGCAATTAAGCCCAAGTAGGGGGTTCTCTGTTCGTCACATCTTGGCGACGGTGACGTAGGTCATCAGGTTGTCAACCGAACCACGGAGGATGTTTCCAGCGTCTCCGTTCGCGTCGTAGCCGATCTCGATTATGTCGTCGGCGTGGAGGTACACCGGCAGCGAAGCTCCGACTAGGTCGGGCTTACGGGTACCGCCTAGCGCGTCCGACCCCCACATGACCGTGGGCATCGGGAAGTACCGGAACGGCAAGCCGTCCACGTAGAGCAGCCACACGAACTTGTTCACCCACGAGGTGCCCGTCCGGGACGAGATCGAGATCATGTACGGCCCGTCGTCAGGGACTTGGATCATCCCGGTAGCCGGGTCAGCCGCCATGTTCGTCGAGACCTCTTGGCGTAGGTCGAAGAAGTCCGGAGGGAGCTTGTTCTGCCCAGCGGCCACGGGGATCTGCTGCTCGTTGGTGCGGACCATCGTGGCGATCGTTCCCACGATCGGCGCCGGCTCGTTGTCGTTGGCAAATAGGTGGCTGACGTTGGGCACTCGGTTCACGCCGTCGTTGGCGTCGTTCCAGAGGCCGAAGCCGACCCACCTGTAGTCCTCGCCTATCAGCGACACGCTGTTGTTGTCGACGAAGGTTGCTACGACGTCGTTGCCGACGAGGAACTGGAACACCCGAGCACCGCCCACGGTGCCCGCCCGGAACGTGATGTACGGGCCGAGCTCCACGGGGACCTCGATCGGCCCAGTCCCGGTACCTCCGGAACCGAACCACGTGTACGTGCCCCCGGCTAGCCCTCCGTTCACGCTTCCGACGCTCACCTTGTTGCCGTTGAGCCTGGCGATGCACAGGTTGTCGAACGTGTTGTCTGCTCTCGCGATGAGGAAGATCGAACGCTCGCCGTACGATCCGAAGTACTTGCCCGCGTGCCGGGGAACAACGACCGATACCTCGCTGTAGTCGGTCAACAACGGCGATGGCGTGTACCGGTACATCACCAGCAGGTCGTCGTTGGAGAGCTCGATCGTGTCGCCGTCGTTGGTAACCGAGCCGGAACCTTCGATGTACTCCCGGTTGAACTCGGGGGGAATCACTTGGTTGTACGAGGACACGTCGACCTCGAACGAGAGCCCGGAGTTGTTGTTGGCGGCTTTGTCGGCCATCAGCGCGGCTACGCCGGCCCGGAGCTGTAGCTGCTCCCGCTTCACCTGGGCAGCCGTCTGGAATACGTCCCCGTCAGACCATCCCGACTGGGAGTCCCCGGTGAATCCTTGGACGATCACATCGCGGAGGTCCCTGATCCACTTGAACGGATCTTCTTTGTCCTCCAGCGCCGCCATGACCGACGCGGCGGTACTCTCTCGTCCTTCGACGTTGCTCTCGTCGGTTCCCGAGATAGCGGTCGTGATCCCGTCGAGGGAGCCTTCAGGAGCCATCTCCAGGGCGTCCCCCAGAGCCGCTACCGCCTCGGAGAGGTTGGTCGGGCGAGGTACCGAGAACATCTCAGAGATCCGGCTCTCGGAGTAGTCCTGGCCGTACCTCCACTCCCCGCCGCCGATCACGTACGCTTCGTCAGGAGCTTCCTGGTGCGGCGTGGTCACGGTCTACCTCCGTTCAGACTTTCAGCTCGTGAGGGGCGCCTGGAGGCGTGCGGTCTGGGACGTGAATCTTGATCCACCCCAGAAGCTCTTGGATGTACTCCATCGCCAGCGACAGCCTGCGGTTTGTCAGAGCGTTCTCGGTCTCCAGGGTCGCTACGCGCTCCGCTAGACCAGTCACCTGAGCCTGGAGAGGAGCAACCAGTTGCATTGCCGTGTTGGCGATCACCGCTGCGGCATCAGCGCCGAGCTTCTCCTCCTGCGCCTCGTTGAGTTCTACGATCGACTGCGACTCTTCGGCTTTGGCCTTATTCAGCCTGCGGTCGTAGGCCGACTTGATCCAGATGCCGAGCACGCCCCCGGCAGGAACGCCGAGGGCTGCCAGCGCTTCGATGAGGCTCACTTGTCAACGGGGGAGACGTGCCGGCGAGCCCAGACCGATAGGACCAGCGGAACCAGCACCGCGTATGCGGCCACGGCCTTCTCGACCCACTCGACGTCTAGCGTCTCTCCGAACGCGTACCCGACCAGGCCGAGGACTGTAAGGAGAACGCCCCGGAGCACCAGCGGCTCAGGGACATTCGACTCCAGCTCGTCGATGTGGCCGTCGTCGTTGGCATCCCAGCCCAGTGACGGGACGCTGTGCCAAGGAGGGGTCTCTTCTCCCTCGATCACCGGGAACGGCTGTGTATCAGCGTCGTTCAACTTCTCTGCCATCTCTGGCACCTCCAATTACTTGATCTCGATTGCTACGTCTCTGCGCGCGTCCGGTCCGGGGATGTATCCCATCTCCCGGTAGATGCCGAGCTGCGCCTCGCGCTCCTGGGCGGTCATCGTCCTGGGGTCCTGGACCACCGGAGGAGGCGTTGCTTTCGCGTTGACGTCCACCCAACGAGCGGCGTTGTTGTATCCGTGTCGCGGCCCTCTCATCGGGGCCACCAGCTTCTTCTTGCGCCGGGGGAGTTGGCTCACGTGGATGTAGCCGTTCTCGTCTGCCAGCGTCTCCAGGTATTCGACGTGAGTGCTGCCTGCGTCGACCAGATGCTTGGCCCAGCCCTTCAGCACAGCACTGTGCGTTACCGCTCCTGTGCCGGCCACGACGGGCATCATCTGCAAGCACTCCAGGATGTACTCCTCCTGCTTCTTCGGAGGGAGAGCCGGCCCCCGGTCAAGGGGCTTGGCCTCCTCCTCCTCAGATCGTCTCGGCTTCTTGTAGCTGCGTTTGACTTCCATAGGCGGTCCTTTAGTTCGATGTCAAGTGGATCAGAGAATGCCTAGCTGTCCGAGAGACGAGTTGAGCTCCTGGACCAACTCGAACACCTTCAGCACCGGGTCCTCTGGCTCCCGGTAACCGATCGACAGCTCCCAGCCCGTGGGACCGTCCGGACCCCACCCGTAGCTGATCCTCTGGACCCGCTCCACGTAGATGACGTACGGGTCCGGGTTCCCCAGAACGGTTGTGCCAACGCGATCTCCGAGCCAGAAGTGGCCGTAGCCGCGCTCTCCGATGTAGTACGGAGCAGCGTCCGACACCTTGATCGTGTGCACCGTGTGAGCACGTGTGGCCCAGAGCTTGGAGCGAACAGCCAGGGTCGCTGACAGGGTGAATGCCCTATCTGCCCCTTCGGCCCACCCTTCGTAGTAGTGGTAGTCCCCGAGCCCGGTGACGATGTTCTCCATGCCTGCGATCGGCAGGCTCATCCCAGCCGCGCGCACCGTGGGCGTTTCGGAGAACGCGAAGAAAACGTCTGAGTAGAGCGGGTTCAGGACCGCGTCCATCATCCCGCCGAGGGGCGGTAGGTCGATCGCGGCGCCGAATGCTCCACCGGCTGCCATAGCCGAGTTGATAAGCGAGGTAATGAAATCCCCGCCGATGTTGATACCGGCTGAGATCGCCTCGTTCACGCCGGGGGCTGAGCGCCCCCCTGCCAGTACGGAGGTGTCCGTGGCCTCGAAGTACTTGAACTCCGACGACTTGATGCCGGTTAGAGGACCTTCCTCGAAGACGACCCACGGAGCCTGTGGCATGGTGCCGAACCAGTGCGGCGAGTAGTACTCACCGGGGAAGGTTGGGTCTCCGCTGAATACGTCTATGCCTTCGGTGGTCCCGTCCTGAGCGATCCGGACAACAGCGCGAGCTAGCCCGGTGAGAAGCGAACCGCCGAAAGCGGTTTCAGTGCCCCAACCGGAGTTGTCGACGATGTCCCAGACCAGGCAGCCGTGACGGAGGGGGATCAGCTCGTAGAGCTTCCCGAGGTCTCCTTCCCACAGGATGCCGGCCCCCGAGCCTACGGCGAACGGGTGCTTATCCTCGCCCTTCAGGTAGCGGCGTGGAACTAGGGTCAACTGGGCGTCGGCCAAGGTCTTCTTGGCAACGTCGTGGAACGACCGGAACCGAGAGAAGACGATGGTCAGGTTGGAGTTGTCCGAGAAGAACGGGAAGGGCTTGACGATCTGCCGCCAAAATCCGGGGAAGAACGAAGGCCCCATCCACTCGGTGATGTCCAGTGGATTGTCGGGAAGCGTCCAAAGGCTCGACTCCAGCCTCATGATGTTCACGAACAGCGTCAGCAGCAAACACCACTTGGCCGGTCCGAATATCACCCATAGCTTGGGGAACTGGACTTCTGGCCTCAGGAAGGGGTTGGCCCAGCAATAGATATGCTTGGCCTCTTCGTAGTCGTGTTTGAACGTGACTTCGAGGTAGGCGTCCCCGCTTTCCTTCCGGATGACCGCGTAGTTGACCATCCGGCCCGACCACCGGGCGCCCTGCTTCTCGAACGTCACGTGGACGTTGCGCTTGGCCCTGCCCTTATGGTTCATCACCCACTTGGCGAGGTAGTGGTCTAGCGAGAGCTGAACAGAGGCCGTGCCCGTCTCGTTCTCGACGAACTCGAAGTCCCCTCCACGCTCTCCTACCAGCTCACCGCGGAGCGTGTAGTCGCCGTCCCAGAAACGGGTCCGAGGCGGCTTGAGCCGCTCTCGTTCCCTGTCCTGCTGCCTCTGCCTTACGGTGTCCCAAGTGCGCTGTGCTTCGGCCCTGGAGGCGATTCCGCTAGTGCTCATTCAAGCCCCCAAGGTCGAGTCCAGGCGCGGACCAGGCGCAGCGTGACTAGCTGCCCCGGAAGTTGTCCGCTGACGGTCAGTTCAAAATCACCCCGCTCGGTGTACGGCGGGATCGGGTGCCGGAACCGGACCCCGTTCATCCGAGACCACAGTTCGGCGCCGTTCTCCGAAGCCACCTGCTCCACACGGGTATCGGTGTCGATGACGGCGTTCTCACCTGGGTAGGTGCGGCCCTCTTGGGCCACGTTGCACCGCACGGTCGGCGGTGTGGTTCCTACGTACGATGTAAAGCCAGACCCATCACCGATCACCAGGTCCATGTTCTGTCCACCGAGGTTGTTCTGGAACTCGACGACGAACGGATAGGACCCGTCCACTTCTGTCGTGACGACGACCTCCGGGTCAGTTCCGCCCTCGAAGCTCTCGGACGCCACGGTCATCTGCGGCAGGTTGTACGCCGCCAGCTCGTCGAGGAACTCGACCCGGTAGCGGTGAGAGCCCTGTGTAATGGTCTCTACCTCGACGTCCATCCCAGCGCCGCCGATCAGACCTGTGGGGTCTCCGGTCAGCTCTGTCACATCCACGCCGGCTAGACCCGTTCCGTTGAATCGAATCTTCCACGGCGCGTATCTCTTCCAGTCCTTTGTGACGGTGATGTCGAACAGGTCGATGTTCGGGAGCTTGATGAGCTCGTTGTGCATCCTGATCGCACCCGCGTTCCACGGGATGGGATCTGTCGTGTACCCGTCCAGTGTCAAGGTGAACGTACCGTCTTGGGGCTCTCCTACGAGCGTGACGATCTGTTCTTCGCGCACGATCTCTTCGGTGACTCGGATGTCCCAGAGGGTCGTCGAGTCTAGGGCGTTCAACTTTGCCCAGATCTCGAACGAGTTTGCGTTGTAGTCGATCTGGCTCGTGGTATATCCGTCGAACTCGATCTGGTACGAACCTCCGGTGGCGCCTCCTCTGACGTCGATGTACTGGACCTCGTTGGTCTTACGGTCTCGGGTCACCTTGACGTCGTTGTAGGCCACGGCAGCCAGCGCCTCCAGCGCTGCCTTGATGTCAGCGGAGTTGCAGTTGTACGGGATAGGGTCCGTGGTCTCTTCGCCGAGCTTCAGAGTGAACGTGCCACCTGTCGGTCGCCCGTCGATGTAGATCCGCTGGACCTCGTTGGTCCAGAGCCCTCCGATAAGACCGGGCATCTGTATGCGCCGGTTGGCCAGTTCGTCGTCCTCGAACGAGTAGTCCGGGACTGTCCAGATGGTGGCCGGCGAGTTCGGTGCTCCCAGCCAGGGAAGTCCGGGAATGTATGGCTCTGCTGGCTTCTCGGTAGATCCGGGCAGAATCCACTTCGGGAAGATGTAGTTGTCGGTGGGGTTTAGTCCGTTGCTGCCCCATTCGTCTCCGGGGTAGACACTGATCGTGAGCGTCTCTTCCGGAAGCTCCTCCTTCGGCCAAGGCCAGGGGAGCGGGTTCGGGTCGAACGTGGTGTCCTGCGTGGTGTACGCCTCTGCGACGACGTCCTCTTCGTACCAGAACGGGTCGCCCGCGATGCAGACCATCGCGCACCTGTTGACCGTGTTACCTTGCGGGTAGGTGTGCATCTTCACCTCAGGCGATTCGCCGAGGCGCAACTTCAGATAGCGAGTGCCGGATTCTGGCGTGGTGATGTAGAGCTCGCAGTCGCGGTCAAACGCCCACGCCTTACGCCACTCAGAGTCCCTAGACAGCCAGGAGTTGTAGCCCTTGCCATCGTTCAGGATCTCGACGCCAAACACGACGTCTCGCCGAAGAATCCGATGATTCAGGTATCGGGCGCCGGGGTAGTTGCCCGGCTCCTCGTATACCACCTTGACCGGGGGATCGTAGAGCCCCTCGGGATCGGTTCCCAAGTAGACCCCACGGTCCCCCGTGGTCAGGTTGAACCACTCGCCGTTGACTCCCTTGAGCTCAACGACGACGTCTTCCATAGGATTACCTCCTGCGCCTTATCAGCGGTAGTACTGAAGTGCCTTCTTCGCGGCGATCCGCGACTGTGCCGAAACGGCTTCGTCGACCGAGTTGACTTGGATGGTCGTGCCGCCTCCTCCGATGAGTCCGGAGAGCATCTGCGACAGGAACCCGATTCCTTGCGTGATCCCCTGCGAGATCGCACCGTTCCCGGAGATACCGAGATCCTGTGCGTGCGCACCAATTACGGTCTCTGCTAGCCCCTTGCCGACGTCGATCAGGCGAGTGGCCTGGTCGCTGAGGATGTCGTTGTTCTCCTGCTCCTTCTCGCCGTACTTCTCGGCGAATCCGAGCTGCTCCCTCTGGAGGGAAAGCTGGTCACGGATGCTCTGGAGCTGGTCCCGCTTGTTGCGGGCGACGTCACGAGCAGCTTTGTCCTCGTCGGGGATCGCGTTGTACTCGACCTTCATCTGCTTACGCGTCAGGTCGATCACGTCCAGCATCGACTTGAGCTGCTCTTGCAGACCTTCGGAATTGACTCCCTCGAAGCCGCCGTTCATCGCTTCGGAGATCTCGCCGGCCATCGTCCTGGCTCGGTTCAGTACCGACTCGAAGCCGGTGTCCATGCCGTTCTCCAGGCCCTCCATGAGAGCCTGGCCAGCGGGTGTGAGGACGACGCGGTCATAGTCCAGCGGACCCTTGACCGCTGCGATCTTCCCTGCGATTGTGCTGGCGAAGTCGAGCACCGACTGCAAGCCGGCCTTGATACCCGAGAGCAGACCATTCATCAGAGCCGTTCCAGCTCCGACCAGGAGCCCTCCTAGGTCACCGATCGCGCCGAGTATCCTTCCGGGCCACGTACCTGCCTCGGAGATGATCTGACCTCCGACCGTGACGAACGGAGTCAGCATGTTCGGGATGATGGACGCCACTGTGGAAACTGCCGTGTTCCAAATCCCGGAAAGCACGCCGGGAATCGAAGAGAACGCCTGCTGTACGCCGCTGACTACATTCCCCGCCTGGTTACGGATCGAGTTGATCGCGTTGTTGTAGGCGGTTTGCGCTGTCTGCCAACCAGTCTGGAGTCCGCTCCATATGCTGGAGAGCTGCGTCCTGGCCATGTTTACGCCGGTGGTGATGCCAGTCCACAGTGTGTTGAGCTGGGCCTTGAACATGTCGGCCCCGGTGCCTACCCCGTCGAACAGGGTCGAGAACTGCTCCTTCATCAGGTTCCAGTTCTGTTTGACCGTGGTCGGGAGGTTCTCGATCTTCTCTTCGAGGCTGTCTAGCCAGTTGCCGACCTTGCCGTCGAACCAGGGCTCGTCAGGCTTCGCCAGCCCGGGGAAGGCGCCTAGTCCTTGGCCTTGCTCTCTGGCCTTCTCCTGGTCCAGGTTCAGCCACTTCGGCGGTTCCCACTTGTCAAACTTGTCGAGCCCGTCGACCATGACGCCGATGTATCCAGCGACCTGCTCGAACACGGTCTTGAGACCGGGGCCGATCTGCTCCACCAGGGTCCTGGCGTCGGCAACGAAGTCCTTCATGGTGTCGCCGAACTCGGGATCTGTCAGGAAGTCGAAGCCCTGCTTGGCCAGATCCTTTACCAGCCCTAGGAGCTCGCCCATCGTGCCGCCGAACGAGTCCATAGCGACGTCGAGCTTGGAGATGCCATCCGGACCCTTGGCGGTGATCTCGTCGATCCACCCGCCGAACGAATCCATAGCCCGGTTGAAGTTCTCCGACAGCCGGGGGAACTTGGCGCTCACCCTCTCCGAGAGTGTCAACAGGCCGCTTGTCAGCGATCCGATGCCTGGAGCCGATGCGGAGATAGCGGCACCGATGTTGTTGATCGTGCCTTCGATGTCCTGCATCCCCGGAGCCCCGGTGACTATGTCGACGATGGACTGCGCTACGTCGGATAGCCCGTTGGCTACGGAGGGCAGCGAGCCTTCCAGCGTCGGGAATATCGCACGCAAGTCGTCGAAGATAGGCACAAGCCTGGTCTCGAACGTGTTGCTCATAACCGAGCGCAAGCTCTGCCACTCGGCTCCAAGCGTCTGGGACGCTGCGCTGATGCCCTCTATGCCGAGGGCCACCGCTCCGATGGGTGTCAGAACGGCTGAGGCGACTGCTGGGAGGCTGACGAGAGCTCCCGAGATAAGTGCCAGGGCGGGGGCCGCAACGGCTGCTACAGCGGCAACCACGGCGATCGTGTCGGCGAACTGGCCCATGCGACCGAAGCCGCCACCGCCTACGCTTCTGCCGAAACCTCCGATCACACTCTGGAGCCGGTCGAGTGTGGATCTCTCGACCTTGGCGTCGATCGTGACGCCCTTGGCTCCTTGCGCCCGCATGCCGTAGAGGAGGCGTTGGAAGTCGGCTCGTGCCTGAGCGGAGTTCATGTGGGCTGTGATCTCCACATCCCCACGGAGAGTCCGCTCGATCTCCTCTAGCTCTCGCTTGACCTTTCGTCGGAAACCGTCGAGGTTGGGGACGACTCGGATCGAGATCCGTCCGACTTCTCTGCCGCCTGCTCCTCCTGCCATTGCTCGGCTCTCCTCTTCTTCGCTTCTCGGGTGGCCGCGATCATCTGGCTAGCGACGGCCAGGAACGAGCCCGGTTTGGGCTTCTGCGGATTGCGGGTTCTGTTGCCGGGCAGCGGGTATGGGTCCGGCTGCTTTGGCTTACGTGCGCTCGGGTCGATGTGAGCCATCACGAACACGTAGACGAGGGTCCTGAGCGCGTTCAGCTCAGCGGCCCGCATGTACATCTCTTCGTCCCAGCCTCGGAACTCTTGGCCACCTCTGGTCTCTGCGACGTAGGCAGATTCGAGGGGGAGGTTGTAGATGTGTGCCAGAACCCACGCGGGAGAGAGCGGGTCTTCCTCCGAGAACAGCTCCCGGAGGTCGATCCCGTAGTAGTGCTTCAGATCCGGTACGAGATACTCGCCGTACTTATCTAGTAAGGCGGCGAGCCTCAGGCTTCCCCCGCTTGGGTCCTCGAAATCCAGGTGTTGAGGATGTCGGTCAGGATCGAGACCTGGATCAGAGGTTCCTCGTGCTCGATGGCTCGGCTGATCTTCCGGGCGCCCTTGCTGACTCGGACCAGGACGTTGGTGATCGAGTCGGCCAACAGCTCTGCTGCGTCGTCGTCGAGATCGTCTTCGTCGTCCCCGCCCATGTCGGAGATGTCCTTCAGCAGGCCGGCGACCGCGTCTCGGTCGTCCTGGCTCAGGCGCAGCAGCGCCGGCAGGGTGACGGTCTCTCCCTCGGAGACCTCGATCTTCACCGGCTCGAACCGGCGCCGTGCCGCAGCGGCGATGTCGTCAAGTTTGAATGTGCTCATGGCGAACCTTTCTTAGGTAGGCGGGCTGGGGGATAACGGGGGAGGGGAAGGCCCGCCAAGGAAAACCCCTCCCCCGGACACCGTTCGGTGTCAAGTCAGAGTCAGACCTGCGCGTTGGGGAACAGGTCTTCGTTGATCCACTCGAACAGTGGATCGCTCTGGTAGTCCAGGAACGTCGCCCGGATGGGCAGCGCAGCCAGGTCGTCGATCGGGAGCTGGATCGAGTCGTCACGCTTCACGGACGCCCGTGCGGATCGGAATCCGAGGCGCTCCTCTCCGTCGAGGATGACTACCAGGAATGCCTTCTCCAGGGGGTCAGCCCCGCTCTTGACGCCGAACACCCCGGGAGTAGTCGAGACGTTCGCGCCGTAGTACAGCGAGAATGCTTCCTCGTCGAACTGGTGCAGGAACATCGTCAGGTAGTCGACCGGGTCTTCGGTCGTGACGTCCTTCAGCTTCTTCTTCTGCCAAGAGCCTCGGACCTCGGAGTTGCCTCCGTCGAAGCCGAACTCGGGCATCTCACCTCGGGACGTGTGGCCGATCGAGTCCCACCCGTTCGCGGTCCACGTGCTGGGGTCTTCCAGGTCGATCGTCGGAAGCTCAGTGGGGGTCGGCGCAGCAGTGCCCACAGGGCCGGTGTAGACGTACCCGACCGCAGCGGTCAACACCGCATCATCGTTCATTGCCATGTGGCAGTCTCCTCTTACTGGTTGGTTGTTCTCGGTGGTCGAATACCGAGTTCGAGAAGTCCCTGGACCCTCCAGGAGTCCATGAACGGGGAGCTGAACTGTGTCATCCCCATGTTCTCGTTGTAGCTACTTAAATAGCCCTTGGGCGTTAGCTTTTGGGTCCTGATCGCCTCGATAATCGCGTCGAGTGCGTCTTCGTAGATCTCCTCTGCGGTTTCGACATCCTCGTCCGAGTAGACGGTCATCTCCACCACCGGCTTGCCGTGTATGAACGGCAGCTTCTTGTTTCTAGCGCCGCCAATTCGGCGCACGTTTATCATCGGGAAAGTGCGGAAGTCGATGTCCTCTACCCACGAGCCGATCTGGTGACGTTCCCAGTCGGGGAACGCATCTCGTAGGATCGGGAGGAGGATGCTCTGCACTCTCGGAAAGCGTTTCTTCGGCACGTCCCTCCTCTCTTATGCCAGACCTGCTGCGGTGCTTAGGATGTAGAGCCCGGGCACGTACTTTGGCTTTCCGGGGTCCTCGTACTTCCCCTTGACGATGTGGCCGAACTCGATGGACATCGCGGCGTGGTCTCCTCTGGAGTCGTCGAGGTTGACGAACCAGTCGACGTCACCTTCGGTGATCGTGATGCGCGAGTGCCCTTGAAACTTGTGTACTGCCAGGCGCCCTTTCGCGGCGCCGGCCACTCTGCGAGCAACCCCTCCGAGAGCGTCGTGAACGCCCGGTATCCGAGCGACGACCGTGTTGAGGGCCTTCTCGCTCATCAACCTGGCCATCAGTACCGTTTGATCGTGTACGTCTCGTGCCTGGTGCGTCGAGAGCTGTTGTAGACGTTCTCGTCGCCGAACAGCGACCACTTACGGCCTCGCCACTCGACCATCGTTTCGGTGCCGAGCCGTCCCAGCTTCTTGGCCGAAGCCCGAGAGAATCGGATCGTGTAGACCTTCTCGGACTCGTAGCCCTCGTTGTCCTGCTCCTGGCGCCGGGACGAGGTCCCCGACTGGCCTCGGACCTGGATGCTGGCCTTGGCTGGGATGCCCGTCTTGGACGGCTTGAGCTTGATGTTGCCGTCTGGGCTCTCGGAGACCTCCTCCGGGTAGACGATGACATCCTCTGTGCCCCTGTCCAAGAGACTCATGCTGAGCTCCTCGGAAGGTTGCCCCAGTGGATGCGCCAGTCATGTACGCAGAAGCAGATGCCGTTCTCGTGGTCACACTTCGTGGTGTTTACGTGCTCCGGGCGTACGGCCTCTGTGAAGTCGTCCGGGTAAGGGAGGGGCGGTTGACGATCGCTCGCGCTCACGTCGGCATCACCAGCCTCGGGACGATCACGGCGAACTGGGTCTTGAATACCCCGAGCGTTTCCCACTCTTCGTCGAGGATCTCCAGCTTGCCGCTGGCTAGGTCCCTGGCGAGCATGTAGGTGTAGTTGCCGTCACTCTCCGAGATGTATCCCTCGGGGTTGCGGACCAGCCGCAGAACCGCGTCTGCTTCGATCTGCTTGACGTCTTCGAGGTATTCCTGGTCGGAGACCTTGGTAGCGAGGTCGGGGATGACGCGCCGGATCTTGCGCTCGATGTCCTCCAGGCGCGTCTCGATGAGGACGATCTCTTCGTCGGTGAACTCTCGGGTCCACCTGTCGGCAACGTCGTCGACGGTTGCGTACGCCATAGCGCCTCCTCTCAGAACGAGGAGGAGGCCCCGAAGGGCCTCCCCCGTACGTTCGATGTCAAGCCAGGGTCACGGAGTCGGGTCCACCGTGGTCAGCTTGACGAATGCGTTGACGTCGTTGATGAGCAGGCCGAACTCAGCCTCGCAACGGACAGCGACGAGGTTGTGCTGCCACAGCGACACGAACTGCGGAGCAGCCGGCGTGCCGAGGTTCAAGGTCGCCTGGTCGCTGACGTCGAAGGACAGACCGCCGACCTGGCCCCAGAGGACCTGATTGAAGTCGCCCATGAAGCCGATGACCGTGCCGTCGTCGCTGACGACGTGGTCGCTCAGGATGGTCTGACGACCGATGATGCGGCCCTCGCGGTAAGGCGGGGTGACGCCCTCGTAGGTCGACTCGATGAACAGCGGACGACCGTTCTGGTCCTTGGCGCCGTTGAGGATCGGCTCGACGGTGTCGTCGAACAGAGTGGCCTGCCAACGGTGCTTGGCACTGCCCGGGGCGGGGCTCACGAGCTGGCCCAGTCCGTCCACGGCGAGAGCGTCGTACGCGGTCGCGCTGGAGAGGTACTGCTCCTTCGTGGTGTCCGCGATGGCCTTGTCGAACGGGGAGTCGGTGCCGTACAGCGCCGCGCTGTCGAACGCCATCGCAATCGCGGTGCCGATCTTGGTCCGCATGGTGCCGATGTAGTTCGCGGGGTTCGCACGGACGGTTTCCGCAGAGGCGATGAAGATCGTGGCGATCTTGTGGGGTTCCACCGACTCGGAAGTCAGGTCGCCCTTGGTGATGGGCTTCATGTCGCCTTCACCGATCCACTGCGCGGAGACGTCGCCGTTCCAGTGCGGGATCTTGACGCCGGTAGCGCCCATCGGGATCTTCTGGGCCACCCGCTGAACGATCGAGGTCTTCTCGGCCTCGGCGAAGTAGTCCTGCGCCACCTCGGGTTCGAGGTAGCCGGTGAACATCGAGTCGCCCGTCTGAGCGATCTGGTTGTGGTTGACGGCGAAGTCAGTGCCAGCAGCCATTATTTAATTCCTAACTGGTAGTGTGTATTTGGGTCAGTTGATGCCGAGCTTGGCTTTGATCGCAGTGAGGACCGGATCACCGTTGAGCGGCATGGGGGAGCCACCACCGGAGCCCTGCGAGTGGTCCACCGGGAGGTCGTGCTGCTTGAAACCTCCGAACAGCTCCTTGGCCGACTTGGCAGACTCCTTGATGGAGTCCTCGTCGGTACCCTGGAGGATGGCGGCGAACTGAAGCACCTTGTCGGACGGCACCTTCAGGTCCAGCGCGGTCTTGAGCTTCGTGAGCTCGACCCCGGCTGCCCCGAGCTTGCCTTCGAGTTCGGCGAAAGCCGAGTCTCGCTGAGCGATCACAGCGTCGAGGTACTCCTTGGCCTCCGCGTGGGTCTGGGCCACCGCTTCGTTCTTGGCGGTGCGGTGCGCCGCAGCCTCGTTGCGTAGCTGTTGGACGTAGTCCTTACCGAAGGTGTTCACGCCATCCGGCACCAGGCCAGTGGTCGTGTCTTCGGTCTGAGTTTCGACGGGTGTATCGGCCATTTTGTCTCCTGGACAGTTGAGAGCCCACCAGGGGCTCGTACGGTGAATTACGCCGCTAGTGCGGCGAACTCGCTTGCGTTGATCTCACCGCGCTCAAGGCGGCGTCGAAGTGCGTTGATAGCCAACTCATTACGAGTGAATGGCTCGCCCTTCTTCCTTCCTGACTTGTGGACTAGTCCCTCGTCTTCGAGGCGTATCGCCTCTTTGGTGGCTTCGTTCCACAGATCAAGAGCCCGGTCTGCGGCCTCTTGCCCAAACCAGTTCTCTTGGCGAAACACCGGGATCACCTTGCAGTCGCAGCCTGTGTGCCACTGCTGCATGTGCGGCTCGATGTTCTCGAAATACGTTTCGATGTCGTTGTTGTCGAACAACTCTTGTGCGTCGTCCTCGTCGAGTCCCTGTAGGCCTGCGTTGTCAGATCCCAGATAGGTTGGCCCTCTGGAGATCAGCATCAGGCACCAGGCACAGGTCTCTCGTCCTGTAGCCACACGTGCCCAGCCCCTCAGGATGCGAGGCTCAGGGTCGTTCTCTACGGCGTGGATGATCTGCTGACGACCGGCGTTCTCGACCTCTCGGATGATGCGGAGCGCGAACACTCCCTGTGCGTCTTGTCCCGATTCGGCCTTCGACATCTTCTTGCGTGCCGGCTCCATGTTCTCGACGAACTCCTTGAACGCCGTGCCCTCCAGGGGCCTGTCGTTCCGGGGCAGTTCCGGGTGGTTCTGCTCCCGCTGGGAGTCGTAGAAGCGCCGAGCCAACGTCGCGGACTCATTCCGCAACTGCTCGACCACCGGGTATATCAACTGGAGAAGCTGAATCCACTCGGCGAACGAGAGTGCCGGCTGGCTGAAGTAGTTACCGAACTGCTGCGAGTACCGAGCGGCTGCCGCCGAGATGAACGCCTGCTGTAGCGCGTACTCCTCGGGCGTCACGCAGCCTCATCGGCTTTCGCCCCTCCTGTGGGCTGAGACGGCTTGTCTACGTCGCTCGGGGTCTTACCCCCTGGAGCGCCCGAACCGGGCGTCCCTGCTCCGTACAGCGTTCCCACGAGGCCCAGCGGGTTCTCTTCCTCGTCCCACTGCTCCATCTCCGTGATCTCTGCCTCGGAGTAGCCCATGTCCTTGCGGGCGCGCTTCTTCGGGATGACCCCGGTGCCCTGGTTGTAGAGCTTGCTCGCCGCGTCGGCCTTGGCCGCGTACGTCGGAGTGCTCGGGTCCCTCCAGATGGACTCCATCCGGAAGTACTCGTCCGGGATGTCGCCACCCTTCATCACCTTGTAGGCGACTCGCATCACCTGCTCCCACGCGCCGCCGAAGATCTTGGCCTTCCGCTCGGCGTGCTTGACCAACCGCGACTCGGACGCCTTGATGGCCTCTGCCGAAGAAGGCTGGTCCGACTGCGTAGAGAGGTACTGAGGGGGCAGCCCTGTGTAAGCCGCTGCCTTCTTGTCCAGTGCGTCGAGCGCCTCGGTGAAGTTCCGCAGCTCTGCGGCTGCAAACTGGCCTACCTTGCCCTCGGGGTCCTCGAAAGACAGGATGCGAGCCAAGTAGGAGTCGAAGAGAGTCTGACCGGTGTTCGGGTCCACTCCCAGCTCTCCCGGCTTGACGCCGAAGAGGAGCCGCTGCGGGACCGCCATAAGCTCAGCGGCGCCCTGCATGTTCATCAGGACCCTGGCAGCCGCGTCGGTGACCGACCGCAGCTCCGGAGAGATCTCCGACGTGCCGTACAGATCCGAGAGCCGAGTGCGGTTCGGTATCGGGACGACCGGGACCATCTCCAGGCCGTGGTTGACGAGCGAGATCTGTGACCACTCGTTCTCGACCTTGTCCCAGCGAGTTGTGTCGTTGGGTGTGTAGAGCGTGGCCGAGATGACCTCGTTGCCCTCTTTGTCGTAGATCGCCCGGATAGCTCCGGTGACCTGGCGAGTCCGTGGGTCGATCTCTGCGTAAAGCGAGTTGGGGGACTCGACTCTGATGATCGGGATGTCCTGCGGTACGTGGAGGTCGATCTTCGGATCTGGCATCGAGACGGTGACGTACGACTGTCCGTGTACCAGCGCGTCGGTGTGTCCGAGGATGGATTCGACGTCGAGGTCGTTGGCCAGGAACCAGTCCCAGAGCTCCTCGTCGGATTCCTCGGCTCCACCGAGGCGGAATCCTTCCAACTCCAGCCGCGCCGACAGCGCGTCTACGTAGAGTCGCGGGTAGCCGACGTGGGCCAGTAGTTTGCGCATCTCAGGTGGCACTGCGAGACCGATGGCCTCTGGCCGGCGCATGGATTCGTAGTAGGCGCGGTCGTCGTTGAAGTTGCGCCGTGCGTTCTCGAATGCCTCCAGCATCTTGTCGCGGAGTTCTTCGGGTGGGACTTTCTCGCCCTGCTGCTGCGGGCTAGTCATCGGATCACCGTCACTCTCCCGCTACGATTCTTCTTGCTCATCAGGAAGTCCTGTCTCGCACCAAAAGCGAGCACAGCGCAGACAGCAGCGTCGATCTTCTTCGAGCTGTCCTTGCTTGCTTTGCGAATGGCTTCTGCGTCGTAGGTAGTTGGGTACTTGTGCGCGTTGAGGACGTGCTGAGTCAGAGTCGGGTCGCCATCGTGGTTGAGCTCGCGCTCCAAGACCGCGTCTAGGAATCTCTCGCAGTCGAGCGCGAATCGCTTTGTCTGGCCGCGCATATCGAACGCGATCGGATTGCCGGGCGTGGCGTTGACCTTGATCTTCTTCTTGAAGTCCTTGCCCCACTGGTCGACGTATGCCTCGAACTCCTTCACGTCGGCGCGGAACGCGACCACGTCGTACGAGGCGAACATCGAGCGCACTACAGCGTCCACGTCTTCGCGTGGCACCTCCCCGCCGTATAGCTCGGGGTTCCAAACTCTGATCTTGAACAGCATCCCGTCTTCGACTCGGCAAGCTACGAGCGCGGTGTAGTCGTTGGACTTCGACCCGTCGAAACCGAGAGTGATCCTGTCGCCCTTCTTGAGCTTGAAGATCTTGTCGGTCAGGGCCAAGCGGTTCCACTCGTTCGGCGAAATCCACGCGTCCTCAGAGGCGTTTACCTGGTTGAGGAACTTGCGACGGGACTCGGTGATGGCGTTGTTCGTGTCCAACACCGACTGGAGGATGCCCTCCAGCGGCAACCAGTAAGAGTCTCCTCGTGCTACTGCCAGACCATCAAGCAGCGCGTCGATACCTGCTGCGTACCCTTCGGGGTCCTCGCTCTCAGGCGGGATCTCCGACACCGGGGTATCTGCCGGGGCTTCCAGCGCGTCGTAAAGTTTGTTGGTGTCGACGACTTTGCCGGCCTGCACATCTCGCCAGTTGTCGTAGTCCTTCTCGGCTACGGTGTCGTTTCCGGGGATGTGCGCGTTGCAGATCGACAGGATGCGGGCTTCGGGGATCTTGGTGATGTTGCCGTCGATAACGTCGGCCATCTCGTGGCCGTCGTTTACCTCTCCACCGGGGCCTGTTCCCCACCACTGCGTCTCGTTGCGGATGACGAACGTGGGCCGGTTGCCTTCCATCGACGCTGGGGATGAGGTGACTGCCTCGATCTGACCGCCGATAGCTGAGTGGATGACGAACTTGTTGACCTCTAGCCCGTAGTCCTCTTTGAGCTGCTTGGACATCATCACCGGGAACATCCGGAAGGTGTTCTTGGTCTGGTCCTTTGACACAGCAGCGATCTGGACCCACGCGGCGTGCTGGGCCTTGCCGACCGGCATCCCGAACTCGTCCCAGTGCGAGAAGCGCACCGGTCCACAGAGTTCAGCCAACGACATCGCAGCGGCCAGGGGGTCCTTGCCCCAGCCCTTCATGCGGCGCAGTACGCCTTGGCGGTAGACGAACCTGCCTCGGCTGTCTACGGCGTACCACCAGAGTATGAACCTGGCCTGCTCAGGCGTGGCCATGAACGGAGACCCGGCGAAGTCGCCACCAGGGCTCTTTACGTACTTGGCTAGCCACTCCAAAACCCCCCAGCCAAGGGACTTCTCGGGCAGGTGCCAGGACCCGTCTTCGCGGATCTGCCAGGTCGGCCCGACCTTGTGAGGGGGAGAGGGCAACAGCGGGGCTGTAGCGGTAGCGGTCACCCTCCCCTCCTTTCAGGTCAGATCTGCCGTAGGAACTCCACGGCGGGGTAGCGGTTGTAGGCGTGCTGTTCGAGGTTGAGGAAGAACCAGATGGCCTCTACGCCGGCCTGTGCGGCGGCGATAACCTCGGTGAACGGCTGTGCCACTAGCTCGGCGAACTGAGCGACGAGCGAGTTCTCGCCTCCGATGAAGCTCGATACGCTGAAGATCAGGCGTTGGATGGCGATCTTCCACTCGCCGGCCTGGCCGTCTCGGAGACACGCGTACATGTCGCCTTCGTGGGCGTAGTCGCGGACCTCGAAGTCGTACTGCTCCAGTCCTTCGAGTCGGTCCTCCATGATCCCTCCGGTATCTTCCGGAGCGACGTCGAACTTCCAGTGGTCGAAGTGGGCAAGGCCCCTCTGCCGCATCGGGTTTCCCCAGAACACAACCTTCTTGAGGCGGTGCAGGTACTTGTGCAGCCGTCCCGTCTTGGCGAGGATCTCGTACTTGAGGACCCGCGCCACGACGACGGCGCCCTGCGAGTAGCCGGCCATCGCGAAGTCGGCGTTGTCCCGGCTGAGCTTCGCCTCGATCTGGAGCACCAGCTCCTCGTAGCCGAGGTCGATCGACTGCTGCATCGGGAACGCCTGCGCCGGGTAGTTGCCGATGGGCTGCCAGCGGTACTTGTCGAGGACGTCCCTCGCCGTATCGGCGGGGAGACCGGGGCCGAGCGGGTCGGCCATGCCGGTGCCGTGGACTGTGAACAACCAGGGCATCGCTCGGGCGTCTTCGACCGGGGAAATGCCGAGGGCCAGCAGATCCTCGCGGCTTACTTCGCCTGTGGGCTCCTGCCCAGTGCGGCGCTGGTACTCCTTCTGCCACGACTGGGCTCGGGGTCCGAATACGTCGGTGTCACCTGGTAGTGGGCCGAGATCTCGCTCGTACCCGGAGAACATCGCGGCCATGACCCTCCGCCACTTCTTGACGGTCGGGTTGGCGTCCCAGAGCCGGATCACTTGCCAGCCGCCAGGTCCCTGAGCGTGGTTCCGAACGTGTCCCAGTCCGGGTGTCCTTCGCTCATCTGAAGCTCGATGTAGTCGACCTTCTCAACCAGTCGGATCAAGAGCTCTCGGTCGCTGTAGTCGTCCGGGAACTTCTTGTTCGGGGGAGTGGCCGGCGTCAGGCGCCAGCCCTTGCGGATCACCGCGTCCCACTCGCCCTCGAAGACGCAACCGTGGAAGGTCACTTCGCCGTTGCCTCGGTCCATGACGACCGGGGGCCAGCCCTTGTCCTTCTGGAGGGCCGTGGCCGCAGCCTCGGTAGCTCCGTCCCAGACTCCCGACTCGACGAGGCCGAGGGCCTTCTGCCAACGCTTCAGGCCGTCCTTCCACGCCTTGGGCGTGCCCTCGTAGAGACCGGAGACCGACCACTCGGGACCGTCCAACGGACCCCAGCAGTAGCCAACCGGAAGCGGGAACGCGTCCGGGTCCTTCGGCCCTGCCTTGAAAGTCGAGAAGCCGTCTGCTCGGATCTTGCGGTTGATGAAGTCCTGGAGTCTGTTCGGGTCGTTGGCGGTGCCTCGGTTCATCTGAAAGTGCATGGAATCACGCGGGTTGGTCCAGTCCTGGCCCCAGAAGACGATGCCTTCGTAGAAGTCGAGCAGAGCTCGTACCTGTCGGATCTCCTCCGAGGTCCAGCCGTCGTACGAGACTCGGAACGCGTGGTCAGACCAGTTGTAGTCGAAAGCGGTGCCAGACAGGTGGTTCGAGGATGCAACTTCGTTGGTGTTGGTCCAGCCGCCCTCGTCGGTGCCTCCTCGTGCGTTCATCACCGGCTCGATGCGGTTCAGGTCGGCGGCGAACGCCTTCAGAATGATGTTCGCGTGGCCGCGCTGGAGCGGGATTCGGACTGACGTACCGGGGATCGGGTTGTTATCGCACTGCGCGTAATCGCACATGCGCCAACCGTTCTCCGAGTGAGTCCTGCCGTATACGGTGCGAAAGCCCATGCGTTTCCTCTCGTTCGATGTCAAGTTCAGTGGCAGACGCCGAGGGACTTGAACCCCCAACCTGCGGCTTTGGAGACCGCTGCTCTACCAGTTGAGCTAGGCGCCTATACCGCGAGGGCTCCCCTCTGATGTAGGGGACCGCTCGCTGCAAGCCCTTTCAGTAGGTGGGCCAGACCTAACGAAGATCAGGAGACCTTCGCTAAGATGGGATACGGCCTGTCGTAGGCCGATTCGATTGCAATCCGATCAGGATGTGCTTGGTCAAGTAGTTGTGCCTTCAGGATTCGGTTCCTGTTGGGAACCCCTCCGTGTAGCCTTGCGATGGCTGACTTCTCGGGAGCAGCTACGAGTGACTGGGCGGGAGCGACCATGTAGGTCACGGTGCCCTCTTCCCAGTATGTCCACTCGTTCCAGTCGACTGGTAGACCGTCTAGACCTAGCTCCGGTGCCTGCTCGTACTTCGAGTGCCAACTGTTGCCGATCGCATCTGAGGCTGCGGTGTTGTCCCAGTCGTTGGGGTAGTCGGACCACTCGTCGTACTGCATCGAGATGTCCAACAGCTTCACTGGGTCTATGCCGCCCGTGGGGAGGCCGTAGCCGACCCCTTCTCCTCCTCCCGAGGGTCCGGGGTACGCGGCGGGGTAGTCGTCCGGTCGGAGAACTGCTCTACCGCGCCCCTTGCGCTCGGGGTTACCTGCTGAGATGAGCAGGAGCTTGTCCGTGTCGACCTGTGCTACCAAGTCTCCCAGTCGCTCTCGTAGCAGCTTGTAGATGACCTGAGCCCCTCTGGAGTGGCCCACGACGATGACGAACGTAGCGCCAGCGATGAATTGGTCGACTATCAGGTCGAACAGGTTGTTCATGTCGGTGGTAGCTGCGCTGTCCGATATGGTCCAGTTGTTCCAGGACCGGGTCACCGCTACGTTGGGCGATTGCAGCATCGTGCCGCCGAAGTTCTCTTGGTCGTAGGACCCGAACGCTCCGGGCACGTAGATGACGTGCGTTGCCACCTATTCTCCTCTCTATCAGGAGAACTCGACGAGCGTGTAGCCCCTGCCTCCCTGTCCTCCGGTCGATGTAGTGACGCTTCCTGAGCTGGAGCCGCCGCTGGCGCCGCCGCCACCGCCTCCCCAGTCGCCGCCTTCACCGCCGTCTTGGGTGCTGTAGTAGTCAGCGCAGCCTGCGCCGCCGCCACCTGGGCCTATAACTCCGAACGCTCTGTCCTGGCCGTCGCCACCTCGACCGTTAGACCCGGACGAAGTGCTCGCCTGGCCGGCAGCGCCTCCGGGAGCTCCGTCTACGGAACCTCCAGCCCTACCGTCAGTGGGTGCACTACCGCCTGATAGGCCGCCCGCACCGCCGCCGCCAGCGGCTCCTTCGTAGACGCTGTTGAACCCGACTGTCTGAGAAGTGACGCCGCCGCTGCCTCCCTCGGTGCCGCTGACGTTCTCGGTCAGCCCAGACATCCCGGAGACCGTTGTAGTGCCTCCAGGCCCTCCGGGGGACGACGAGCTGTTGCCAGCCTGCCCGCCGCTACCTCCTCCTGCTGTGATCGACACAGAGCCGCTGGAGAACGTGGAGCCGGTGCCGGATGATCCGTTCGCGGGGGAGCTGGAGCTGGCTCCTCCCGCTCCTCTGCTGCCGACGATCACGCTGTAGGTGTCTCCGAGGAGGTCGATGCTCTGCCACCCGGTGTCTACGACGGCGCCGCCGCCGCCACCGCCGCCGCCACCTCGGATGAGGCCACCCGAGGAGACTCTCCCACCGCCACCACCGCCACCAGCTCCGATCAGGCGCACCCGGAATTGGGTAGCTCCAACCGGAACCGGGTGGTCGGTTCGGGGCGTGTTCTCTTCGTAGTCTCCGGAGAAGACGACCCATGCAATGTCATCACCTAGGTACATCCTCTGTACCACTTTGTCGCCCAAGTAGAAGGTCGACGGTGTCTTATCGCCTAGTTGCACGGGCACGGCCTGCCTCCTTATGACGTGATGATGTACAGCTTGTTGGGCCTTCCAGCTCCGAGAGCGTCGTAGGCTGCTTGGGAGATCTCCTCTTGCTCGAACACTCCCAACGAGGTGCGAGCATCCGACTCGGTGCCGGTGACCAGATCCCTGCCGAACGGGGTGGAATCCACGATGTCCGTCGAGGACGGAGCGGTGTTGTAGTTCACCAGGAACCAGAAGTTCCCGGATGAGCTGTACTCCCAGACCGATAGGCCAACGAGGGTGTTCTCGTCCTGGAGGACCATCGAGGTCATTCCGCTGCCGTTGTATAGCAGCTCCGAGCCCGGTGCTAGCAGGTTGACGTCTGCCGTGCCGTCCGAGATGTATACGCCTACCGCGTCTCCTCCAGATGGGGAGCTTGGTAGCGAAACATTCAGAGCGGCAACTGCGTTGACGACAACGTAACTGCCAACGGACGCGGTATAGTTCGACGAGATCACCGCTGTCGGAGTCAGTCCGAACCGTGGTCCGCGAGGTCCCTCGGGTCCTTCTGGCCCGGTAGGCCCTTGCGGTCCCTGAGGCCCTTCCGGTCCTTGGGCTCCGTCGTCTCCCGGAGGTCCTTGTATGCCCTGCGGGCCGGTGTCGCCGGTATCTCCCTTAGGCCCCTGTGGGCCTTCGGGTCCGGTATCCCCGGTGTCACCCTTTAGACCCTGCGGTCCTTGGTCTCCCGTGTCACCCTTCGGGCCAGTAGGTCCGACCGGTCCTTGTGGCCCCTCTGGGCCAGTTGCTCCGTCAACGCCATCGGCGCCGGGATCACCTTGAGGACCTTGGATGCCCTGGATGCCTTGAGGTCCCTGTGGCCCTTGCGGACCTTGAGGCCCCTCTTCTCCATCGTCGCCGGCTGGGCCTTGAGGCCCTTGGGGTCCTTGCGGCCCCTCCAGAGAAGATAGCCACTGGGCTTCTGTGCCCGAGTACCCCTGCGAGACAGCGACTTCGTAGGCTGAAGCCCCGTCTGCGCCGGCAGGTCCGGGGGTTAGCTCGATTGCCTCGATCTCGGCGTCCACGTAGCCCTTTCGGGCCAGGTGGCTGTCGTCTGTCGGGTTCTCATAGTCGCTGATGTGTCCGTATATCGACCCGCCCTCGCGGTTGACGAAAGCAGCCGACAGTAGATCGCTGTCGTAGGACGTGGCGAACAGAGAGACGATCCTCAGCAACGTCGACCGGTGGTTGGTCAACGTGTACCGCAGGTTGGTGATGGGGCTAGATGCGTTCTCGGTGTACTTGGCACAGTGCAACTTGCTGTTGCTTCCTGCGGCGCTGTACACCTCGTGCCACGCACCGCCCCAGTACGCCTCGATGGTGACATCCTCGGAGTACCAGGACCCTCCCATGAGGATGCCGATCTGCTGCTCGTAGCGGATGTTCCGGTGCAGGTTGACGGTGATGACAACGACGTCGCTGGGAGACATACCGCTGTTCGACGCCGGGAACGCTTCCGGGGTGAAAGCGTCGTCGATACCGAGGCCTGACCAAGGCTGCCCGTTCAGGGTTACCTCTGTCGACCCGCCTTTAAGGTTGTTGTAGGCCAGGTCATTCCAGAGAGGCGGCAATGGATTGGTCGCCTCCACCCGGTATGTGTCGAAGACTAGAGCCGCGCTGTCGACGATAGGGTAGGCGTCGTTGACCGGCTCTATACCAACTTTCTTGGCAACCTCGTCGTCGACATACAACTTGTTAGCTGCATCGGCGTTTGCTGCTGGTGTTGAGAACTGCGCACGACCTGATGTGTCACGACGAACTACCGAGCCCTCCAGGGCACCGACCGTATGTGGGAAGGTCGTCTGCTCACCATTATTGTCCGTGGCATACACCCGGTACGGCGTGGACGATACGTCTACCTTGGTGCCGAGATCCGGGAGGTTTTCCAACTCGTTGTAGTCGGTCGTTCCTGGAGGGCCTTCAGGACCCTGCGGACCTTCCGGTCCTTGCGCCCCGTCGTTGCCAGCAGGGCCTTGGATTCCCTGTGGCCCCTGAGGACCCTCGGGTCCGGTCGGCCCCTGCGGACCTTCCTGGCCTTGGATCTGTGCGCCTTCGGCCTCTGCCGGCCACGCGGTTCCCGACCAGACGTAGAGGCGACCGTTGCTCTGTACGAACGCGGTGTACCCGTTGTCTCCGGAGCCGAGCCCCGTGGGAAGCGACGCGTAGTCCGCGACCGTTTCGTCGATCGTCAGACCGTCGCCAGTCGGCCCCTGAGGTCCGGTGTCGCCTTGGTCACCCTTCGGACCTTGAGGTCCTACAGGGCCTTCCGGGCCTGTCGGTCCCTGTGGTCCTGTGTCCCCGGTGTCGCCTTTGGGACCAACGGGGCCTGTATCGCCTTGTGGGCCTTGGAGTCCCGTTGCACCCTGAGGGCCTTGTGGGCCTTCGGGTCCTGTGTCACCAGTGTCCCCCTTGGGTCCTGTTGGGCCTTGTATGCCCTGCTCTCCCTGGGGTCCAGCGGGTCCTGTATCGCCTGTGTCACCTTTCGGCCCGGTGGGGCCTACGGGACCTTCCGGTCCCTGCGGGCCGGTGTCTCCGGCCTCGCCTTGAATGCCTTGGAGGCCTTGAGGTCCGACTGGGCCGGTGTCGCCGGTATCTCCCTTGTCTCCCTTCGGGCCAGTGGGTCCTTGAATGCCTTGAGGCCCGGTCGGGCCGACCTCACCTTGTATGCCTTGAGGACCCTGAGGTCCGGTCGCGCCGTCCTCTCCGGAAATGCCCTGCGGTCCTTGGGGACCTTCGGGACCCTCCGGGCCTGCCGGCCCCTCGTCTCCGGGGACGCCCTGAGGACCTTGGGGTCCAGTGGCGCCCGTATCCCCCTTCGGTCCTTCAGGACCTTGCGGTCCAGGCTCGCCGGTCTCGCCTTTATCGCCTCGGGGGCCTGGCAGGCCGGGGAGGGACATGATCCGACCTACCGGTAGTTTGGCCGATCCGACGATCGAGCCGGTGGGCTTGGTCAAGTAGGAGTAGACGGGGGTTCCCTCTGGCGGGTAGCCCTTGAGCCTCATCAGCCAACCACCTCGACCAGTCCTGCGGTGATCGGGTCACCGCCCGCGACCTCGCCATCGGGGAGGAATACGAGCTGCCATTTGGTCCGCTTCGGGATCTGCGCGACCTCGTCGGACTCGACCTTGATGACGGCCTGGGAGCCGTTGAAGCTGAAGTCCCACTCGGTGGGCGTCTCCCCGGTCTGGAGCTCGAAGAACAGCCGACCGGCTGGGAAGTCGATGGGGTCGCCAGTCTCGGGGTCGAGATTGTCGAAGGCCCACTTGAAGTCGCGGCCTTTCCAGAGGACGAGCGTGTCCTGGTCGGCCCTGATGCCGAGATCGGCCATGTTCGTTCCTTTCGGGTGGTGGATGGGTCAACCCCGAAGAGGGGAGCGGAGAGGGAGGCTCAACCCTCCTCGGAGGACCCGGTTTCTGGAGCAGGCGCGGACGCCATCTGCTGTAGGTTGGTCTGCTGCTGTTGGGCGAATATCTGCATGTACGCGTCGGTGATCGGCTTGACCTCGGCGCCGCCAGCGGGGCCTTCCTTGCGTTCGACCTCTACTCGCGCTCGTCTGCGGTCGCCCTCGGTGACCAACAGGTTCCCGAGCATCGACACGACGTTGGCGAGCTGCTGCGCGGATGGCTTCGGAGACCAGAGCAGCTTGTTGAGGAAGTGCAGGGTGATCTTGGCCTGAGACCAGTCGGTGGGCTCGAAGAACTTGCGCTGTCCCGACTTCTTCATCGACTCGTACATCTCGGTCACGAACGGGTGAGCGTCGGGGATACCGAGCTCCGGAATCTCTACAGGGCCAATCTCGGTGACCGTTTCGGTTTCGACTTCGTCCTTGTTCCGGCGAATCCGTTGCTCGTCCCGTTTCCGGACGGGGCCTTTGTCTGCCATTGGGTGCCTCCTGGGCGTGGGGCCGGCACCTGGCCGGCGTCATCTACGCCCGGGATGTCTCTCTGGTGGTCTCTTCCTCCGGGCTCTGAGTTTGCGACGGGCCTCCACGCCTTCGCGGGAGGTCTTCTTCTTGTGGCACTCCGAGCACAGGGCTTGGAGGTTGGAGCGGCTGTGGTCGTTTCCGCGCTTGCGGTGATCGACGTCGGTCGCTTCGACTAGGCACCCTGCCCAGCCGAGCTCGCACATCCACTCGGCGTCTCGCAGCACGGCAAGGCGAATCTCCTCCCACTCCGGGGGGAGTTCCTGCCTGCGTCTGCTCGCGTGTTCCCACATGAGGGTCTCCTCTGGGGCCGCGCTCGGGCGCGGCCAATGAGAAAACCCTTCGGGTTTTCGATGGGTTGGATTGGAACAGCTTCGCTGTTCTGGGGACCGCTCCAGGCGGTCCACCGGGAGAGCAGCTCTTGGACGAGCTGCGATCGGGCAGCCCCGAAGGCTGCCGTTCGACGAGCCGCATTCGAGCGGCTCTCCGGGCGGCGCCCTTGGAGGGGCGCCCCGAGGCCGAGCCAGAGCGAGGCCCTCACCCCCTGGCCTCCCCCTCTCCCGAAGGTCGGAGGTCGCTACCCTCTCCCACCAGTAGTACATGTAACTCGGAGACAAACGTCCTCTAGTGTGTCGGAGATCACACAATGGATGAGGGGCTCTGTGCCGATTCCTAGGTCCGGATACACCGGCTGACCTGGACACACGCGTCAGCGTGGCGCTGAGGGGCAGGACACGCTACAGGAGCGCGAGCCTCGTTTCCAAATTGACCCTGTACCCGTACGCGAGGTCTCAGACGCA